CGCGCATGGCAGAAGAGGCCGACATACAGGCGGGGCATCGCGTGTTAGAGCCAAGCGCGGGAACCGGCAATCTAATCATTGCGATCAAGGAATTGGGCTTTAACGGTAACATTCATCTTGATGCAATCGAGATCAATTACGACCTATGCAAAAAGCTGCGCGGCTACGGCATCGAAGTTGATCAGCAAGACTTTCTCGAAGTCGAAAAGCCGTACTGCCCTGACGCGCCGGACGGATGGGATCGGATCGTGATGAATCCCCCGTTTGTCAATGGCGCGGATATCAAACACATACAGCACGCGCAAACCCTTCTGAAGCCTGGGGGCCGACTCGTGGCGCTTTGTGCCAACGGGCCGCGCCAGCGCGCCGCCTTGCAGCCAATAGCCGACATTTGGGAGGACTTGCCAGCCGGATCATTCAAAGAGCAGGGAACCAATGTCAGCGTGGCATTACTGGTTATCAATGCGCCGGAAGCGCCAGCAGAAGGGCAGCTATTCTGATGGACACAACTCACCAGGACGAAATAGAGCGCCTCGGCTACGAACTGGACGAGATAAACGCCGCGCTTGGCTCTGGCTACTCATGGACACCTGCCGCCTTGGATCGCATAGACCTGCGACTTGATACCATGTTCGAGCGCGTTTTGGGACACTCCCAGGTCTTAGGATTCAGGATCGCAGAACTGAATAACGCTTCCGCGCAGTTGCGGAGAGAGTTGAGAGCCAAACCGTCACCCGCATCATTTTTGCATTTGAAGGCACCAACGACAGGCCATGATCATAACGCGCCTACCTTGTGCGGACGAGACGATCCCGGCCTGTACGCCTACGCTTCCGCCACCAGCCCGGAATACGTTGATAAACTGCGCGAAGAATCCAAGACGGAGCCTTATCCTTTGTGCCCTGATTGTGACGCCGCTTACATCCGAGGGGAGGCCGCTGATGCTTAGATACCCGCCCCCGCCGCCGCCCGTTGAGAAAGACGAGTCCCGCTGGCACCTATTGGCCGGGGGATTGGTGCTGATGGTTCTCTCGCTCGGCGCGTTCGTCCTGTTTTTGCTGGCAGAATAAATTCCCCCACTGGGGGACAAATAAAACTCTTTCAATTTTGTCACTTACCTGTTAGGATGCGAATCCGCAGCGCGGGAAGGGAAATTGCCAATGAAACGAGATGCCAGCATCCGATTAACGGACAAAGACAAACAAGCGGCTAAGGCTGCGACTTTGGGCGATGCGCACGGCGTAATTCAGCGCGACGGTACGCTTTGAATTATCCTGACGGTAGTGCGGTCGCACTACGGCGATAATCCGAAGAACCTGAGCGACAGGGAGAAAATCTACCGCGCCGGAAACGGAGTCGCAAACTGGCTTGGGTTTGATAGTTGGTTTGACATCCCACTCATGCAAAGCCCCGAACGAATAACAGAATTCAGGCAGATAATTGAGACCGCACAATGACGCTCAAAGTATTGTACTTCGACGTGGAAACGATCCCTGACTACTCGCGCTCTGACCTGTGGCAGCAAGGGATAGTCGCGCCGGACCCGCCCGTAACAGCCACGCCGGAAGAGGCTGCGTTTCTCGCCCAGCAATACCAAAAGCGTCAAATGAAGCGTATGGCCTTGCAACCGGAAGCGTGCCAGATCGTCGGCCTTAACGTGATCCTTGGCGATGGCGAACCGAAATCAGGATGGGCGGGCGAGATAAACCCAGCGACAGGTCAAGCATTTTCGGAATCTGATCTGCTTACCCTCTTTTGGTCATGGGCCGCGCAATGCCCGCGCCTGATCGGCTTCAACTGTCTTCGCTTCGATATCCCGGTAATCCTGACGCGCAGCGCCTTGCTTGGCGTGATGCCGACCGTGAATTTCTTTGATGAAAAACCGTGGAGTGATCGGGTGGTGGATTTGCTGCGTCGCCGCTTCAAGGACGCCTCCCGCGATTCCTACATGAGCTTGAAAGCGCTGCGGCGCGTGCTGCAACTGCCAATCCCGGAAAAGTACGCAGAGGTCATGGATAACACCGGAGCAGACGTGGAGTCGCTTTACTTGCAATTTCTGGCGGGCGACCAGGAGGCGCTGCGGTTGCTGAAATTATATGGCGAATTGGATGTGCTCTCCACAAAACTTTTGGCCCAGCTATGGAGTGGGTATTTCTTTGGGAGGATTGAGTGATGCGACCTTTAACAAAAAAAGACGCTCGCCGGGTGCTGGAAATCGTTGACGCGGGCCTGACTAATGGTTTGGGTGTTCCTAAGCCCGGCAAGATGTGCGTAGAGGCCGCTATTTGCTTTGCGCTGGAACTTCCCCACGGTGATGAACCTGAATGCGTAGCGTCTTGCATTCGTCGCTATAAAATTCGGATCAACGATTCCAAATGGTCATCTAACGCCGCGCGCGCTGAAGGCATGAGGCGCGCGGCAATCGCCCAACTTGGGAGTGTTGATATAGATCAAGTCGCGTGGGCTCGCTACGTTGCCGAACAGGTGATCCGGCAAATCCTCCCTATCCCGCTACGTGCCCTCGCGCTTCGACAAAAAGACAAAGTAAAAGCCGAGCGACTTATCGAAGCCGCTCTGCGATGTGAAAAGGAAGGCACGCGAGAGGCGGCATTAGAAGGGCGTGCTGCTGCTGCTTATGCTGCTGCTGCTGATGCTGCTGCTGATGCTGCTGCTGATGCTGCTTATGCTGCTGCTTATGCTGCTGCTGCTTATGCTGCTGCTTATGCTGCTGCTGATGCTGCTGCTGATGCTGCTGCTGATGCTGCTTATGCTGCTGCTTATGCTGCTGCTGATGCGAAGGCGAAAGAGCGCGACCGCGTTCTATCCATCGCCGCTGAAATCTGCGTTCAGGCTTGCGTGAAATTCAAAACCCAAGGCAGTAAGTGGCTTGACCTCGCGCCAATGCCCGCAAAACAGTAGGAACCCGCGTGCGCCTCGTAAAAAACGCAGACCGTTTTATGTTCCATTGCGAATACTCCGAAAGGTTTATCGCAAAGCAGGCGGGCTGCGCCTGGGCGCCGCAAGAACGGATCTGGTTTACCCAAAATCCAAGGGTCGCATTGAAGCTCGCCGCCTACGCCAGTGATGAGTTGAGACAAGAACTCATGGGCAGCGCGCAAGGTCTTCCCGATCCTGATAAGGCAACGCTCGAACTAAAAGATGGCGTGTGGCAATACTTTTCACCCGCGGCCTTGAACGCTTATCCCAAGGACGCCGGATTCAAAGTTTCAAAGCATCCATTCTTTCATTGGATCACGGAGGACGTTTCTGCGGCGCTAAAGCTCTACTTGGCGGCCTCTGAGTCTATTCCAGATGGCTTTGTATGCCCTGTCGAGGCGCAGGCTGTCCTGGCGGCTGAAAGAGCGCGGCGGGCGGCGGCGATAGTGGGTTCGCGCTCGATCACGGCGGCCGCTGACGCCCTGCCTGAGTACGCGGTGCCGGACCCGGCCAAGGGGTTCGAACTCTTGCCTTGCCAAGTCGCCGCGGTGCTGTACGCCAAAGATAAAGACGTCGTGATCTTCGGAGATGAAATGCGGATCGGCAAGTCCCCGGAAAGTATTTGCTGGGCGAACTGCCACCGTGATGTGAAGCGCGTCCTCATCATTGCGAAGAAGACGATCAAGTTGAACTGGCTGCGCGAATGGCAGCGGTGGTCAACCCTCGGCCTGACCGTTGGCGTGGCGTGGGGACTCTCTGATTGGCCGGACACGGACGTTGTAATTGCGAACGCTCAAATCCTCGGACATCCGAAAGATAAGATGATCGTTCCGGTTCTGCTGAAGTCCGGCAAGCAGAAAATGAAGAAGACCAAAAAGGGGGACGTTCCGGCCACGAAGAAAGTCTATCGCATGCGGCCAGAGATTCTGGCGGTTCCGTGGGACATGGTGATTGTTGACGAATGCCACGATTTTAAGACTATTGACACGGCCAGGCACCAATATCTCAACGCGCTGCAGCCGCCGAAGCGCGCACTCTTAACCGGCACGCTGAGCCCAAACGGTCGCGCAATGGAAATCTGGCCGGCGCTAAACTGGATTGATTCTGAGGCGTTCCCGGAGAAAGACCGATTCAAATTTGCTCTGAAATTCGCCGGCGCTAAGCGTGGTCCCTTTGGGTGGGATATCTCCGGCGCTACCAATCTTGATGAACTGCAATTCATTCTGAGAAGTAAGTACATGGTGAGACGCTTATTTTCAGAAGTTTATTCTGAATTCCCGAAGCGTCGGCGCCAACTCATTGAGTTTCCCTGCCCGGATGATGGGTTCATTAACGAGCAGGACCGGCTTTGGAAGCGCTACACCGACATCGGGACTAAAGTGCGCGAGGCAGTCGGTGATTCTGAAGTTACTGTTGACGTCACCGAGCATCACGAAGACGTGCGCGAACTCAGGAGCGACCGACTGGCTTGCTTCGAAGATATGTCGCGGATCCGCCACGAAGACGCCATAAAACGAATTCCTTTTATCGTGGAGCACTTGAAAGAAGTTCTCGAAGAAACTCCGAAGGCGGTCTGCTTTGCGTGGCATAACGATGTTGTCGAAGCAATCGCCGCCGAATTTCCCGGGTGTGTCGTAATTTACGGCAAGACGCCGGGAAATAAGCGCGTCGCCATGCAGGACAGATTCAACGCCATGCCGACCGGCCTTGCGATTCTCGGCATTGCTATCTGCGAGGGACTGGACATGAGTTCGGCGTCTGTTGGCGTGATGGCAGAGTGTTCATGGGTGCCGAAAGATATCAACCAGGCAGAGGCGCGGCTTGAGAATCCATTCAAAAACGAATCCTCGCTGATTCAATACTGTGCGTTTCAAGGCTCACTCGACGCTCACATGGCAAACATGGTGGTCGATAAGGAAGAAATCAATTTCAGCGCCTTGGATAAAGAATTAGTCGCCATGGCGGAGTTTCGCGCTGTCTCCCCCATGGGGGAGGAAATTGAGTTGCCGGAGAAGCGCGAGGCGACCGGGCCTGAAGTCGCAGAGGTGGCCAGCGATTCATTAGGAAATTTGCTGGTGGCCAACGAAAACCCCAATAAAAACCCCGGACCAGTTTCCGGCAATGGCCAAACGCTTTCCGAGGCGGATTGTCAGGCGATCCACGCCGCAGTAAGAACGATAGCCGCCCGATGCGATGGCGCACTGGCGCACGATTCGGTAGGTTTCAATGGTGTTGACACAAGGTTCGGACACAGCCTTGCGGTTTGTGAACGATTGACGTCGCTACAGGCTCAAGCGGCCTTGAAGATGCTGCGCAAGTATTCGGCGCAGTTGAATGGACAGTTAGAGAGGTTCTATGCCTGACTATGATTTTCTCGCAGACGCGAAAGGGCTTTACTGCCAAGGTGAGGGGAAACCGGGCGAGGCTCAAGCCGCCGCCCAAATCTCTATCGCGATCAGCCTACAACGTATTGCAGACGCGCTGGAAACCCTGAGCAGGGCAGTAGAACCCTTTGGCGATCAGACTTATCTGAGAACGCACGATGACATTTGACTTGCTCCAACACTTCTCCATCACCTTCGATGAGTCCCGCCATCTTTACGCCCGCAACGGCGAGAAGATCGACGGAGTAACGAGTGTGATCCCTTATCTTGAAGGCAACGACTTCCTCGATAAGAATCCAGGCGTAATGGAGCGAGCAGGCGAGCGCGGACATCGCGTGGCAAAGTTTATTGAACTCGCAGAAGACGCGCTCAGCGTCAAGCAGATCGTGTCCTTGCCGCCAAATAGCGCCCCGGCTCAATGGGCGCGATGGCTCCAAGATGACCCAGCGTGCGAAGGCTACCTACGCTTCAAAAGAGATACAGGTTTCACCGCACGAAAATTCCCCCATGGGGGACAAATCGCCTCTGAGCTTTTCGTCTACCATCCAACGCTGGGCTACGCTGGCCGCCTCGACATTGCGGGCGAACTTCCGCTAACGAAGATGAAGGGGCCGGGCCTGATCGAAGTCAAAGCCAGCGCGGAAATTCCAAAGACGGTCGGATGGCAAGCCGCCGCCTACCTCGAAGCCTTCAACAAGAATGCGCATCTGTACGAACTGCCCAAACTGAAGTGGCGCGCGTGCCTGCATCTCAACCCGGCGAAATACCGATGCGGGTACAGGCTCGAACCACTTACTGATCCGAACGACTTCTCGAGCTTTGCGTGCCTGCTGGGAGCGCACAGGCTGGCGCGAAGATTAAGTCTCAGCATTGAATTCAAACCCATTGCCGATAACGGCGTCTCAGATGAGGCGGCAAATGCGGCAACGCCATCGGAGGTATTCGCGTGAGCACCCCAAAGTTCAAGTTAGGCGGCTACCCGCTCAGCAAAAAGGCGAAGGCTCGCAAGGTAAAAGTTAGAGTTGAGACGCTCCGACTCGCCCTGCGCGCTCTTGAAGATGTTCACAACCACGCCATCAGTTATTCCGAAGAACTCCTAAAAGACGCGATGGTTACAATGCTTGAAGAACTCAGAGGGAAATTATGACACCTGAAACCGAAACGCGCCCTATCCCATCCGAAGTAACCGCGCTGGCGCAGACTGCTCCGCATTTCTTAGAGCAAGTGCGCGTCATCGAATCCGGCGAAGACATGCAGCTTGCCATGGCAGAGCTAAAGCAAATCAAAGCTAGTCTCGCCACTTTCAAGCCCGCACGCGATGAGTTTTTGCGCCCTGCGCGTGAAGCGCTCAAAGCCTATGAGAAACGCTTCGACGATGCCGCTGCGCCGATCATCACGAAACTGAATCTCGCAAAGAGCCAGTGGGAAACGGGCATTCTCACTTACAACCGCGCTGAGCAAGCCCGCGCCGCCGAAGAGAATCGCCGCCGGGAAGAAGAAGTCCAGAAGCAACAGGCTCAGATGCGTGCTCAAGCTGCCGCTGAGGCCGCGCGCGCTGCCGCTCAGGCTGCGGAGAAGCGCCGGAAGGCCGAAGAGGCTGCTAACGCCGGAAAGGCTGCGCAGGCGGCGAAACTGGCGTCACAGGCGGACAGCATCGAGGCGGCTGCGGAAACGAAGGTGGCGGTGCTGGAGACGACCGCCGCCAGCATTACCGCGCCGAGTGTTGAAGCCGACGTACCAAAGTCCGAGGCGGGCGGGTTTCGTAAGACCTATGGCGCCCATGTCGAGGATTTCGAGGCGCTGGTCTGCGCGATCGCAAAAGGCATTGAGAGCGGGAGCGGGTTTCCCTCAATCACGTTGCTGAAGATCGACCAGGCGAACTTGAATCGACAAGCCACGGCGCTGAAAGAACACATGAACATCCCCGGAGTGAAACTTGACGTAAAAGTGGGCGTCGTTTCGCGGTAGTTGCAACGATGAGTATTTCAACGTATAGTCCTTCTTGCGAAGATCATGTTGCGGGGCTTTTTTGTGATTGGCCTGCATCTAACAATTTGAGCTTCGAAGGGCGAATCCCTCCGATTTCCGGTCTATCACCCCGCATGATCTTCGCAGACGTGCAGGTAAGACTTGAAGCGGAGGGGTTTTGCTTTATGAAGTATCCACCTATTCAAATTGGTGACACCTTTGATCGTTATACAGTGATAGCGTCTGCCGGGCGTCTTCCGAATAAAACACCACTCTGGCTTTGCCGTTGCACTTGTGGCACCGAACGCGAGATCCAGGACGGCAACCTTAAACGCGGACTGGCCCGATCCTGCGGCTGCTTAAAATCGGCTTTAATTTCCGCTGCCAACAGCGCGCACGGAGAGTCAACGCCACCAACGCCGGAATACGACACATGGCACGGCATGATTCGACGTTGCCGATCCACTCGCGGCAACAGTGCTGCAAATTACAAAGAGAGGGGAATTCAAGTTTGTGAACGATGGTTGAGTTCCTATGAAGCCTTTTTATCCGACATGGGGCGGCGACCTTCTTCAGAACACTCCATTGACCGTATAGACAACGACGGCAACTACGAACCAGAGAACTGTCGATGGGCGACCAGACGGGAACAGGGACGAAATCGTAGAACCAATCGGCTGATCACTATCAACGGAGAAACTCGATGTTTGACTGAGTGGTCTGAGATGTCCGGGATTGATGTCAGCACTCTCTGGCGTCGCTTGTCCTATGGATGGGCCGAGGCGCGATTGCTCGACCCGCTGGTTCGTGGCAGGAGACGCCGCTAAGTGACGCACCTTCCCTATTCGTATGTTCGCGCAATGGTCTTCCGTCCTACGGTTGGCTTCGATGGGCGCTGCGAGTGCTACGACTGCACCGGCCCGAGCGGATGGCGCAGATTTGTCAACGCGATCCTGAGCATCGTTTTCAACTGAAGGAGCCTGAATGAAATCTCCTTGTTTTCTCGCGCTGGAATCTGGCGATGTAGTTATCTCAACGCGCCCGGGCGAGGCACTCGGTATTCGCTACGACCTTGGGACCGTAGGGTTGATCCGCTGCGATAAGACTACTGACGGCGACTTGCATCGCCACGTTCAATTCACGCGCTCGTTAGTCTTGGATTTCAGTTTCTTCAACGCGCAGAACTGGGAAGTGTTAAGACACTGTGCTCAATGCCGCTCAGCCACGATCCTCTCTCAGTTGAAGATGTGCGATGTGTGCTGGCGCCAGGATTACTGTCCAGAGTGTTTAGGGAATCATGACTGCCACGTGCCGGCCATCGGCGTAAGCCGTGAGCCGCGGCGCGGCGGATGAAAGGATTTTAGTTATGAGTGAACCAAACACTTCTCCCGCCGACCGGAATCAACCGCACACCAAAGCGCGGGACTGAAATGTCCATAAGCCCAAACCTCGTAATTGCGAGGGTGAAAGCCGAAGGCGTGACACGCTGGAGAGACAGCGAATTTGAAATTGAGGTGAGCAAATGAAACCAGAGCAGGAACTACCGGAGCGAATAGACGAGATAAGGAAGCGACGGGCGAAGGTGCCCGAGCCGCCGTGGTTCGTCTCGTTTGACGACGCAAAGGAACGCGGGCCACACCGCGATTCAGGGTTGGCGCTCGTTGATACTGGCCGCGAAAGCGATTGGCCCATTGCCCGACTTTGCGAATGGCCGCAAGCCGAGTTCATTGCTCACGCCCCTACCGACATAGATACCCTGTTCGCTGCCCTTGAAGAAGCGCAAGAAAGAATTGCCACCTTGCGAGAAACCGCAGATCGGGCAACGGCACGCGCTGACTTGGCTGCGGTAGCGCCTCGCTGCGGCGTGTCGAATCCTGGTGGAGTGCCTTGCACGAAAGAGAAAGGCCACAGCGCCAAGGGTAACGTTACCCACGATCAGGAATCATACGGCCCACTACCTCAACCTGCGGAGGGGGATGGCGAAGTGTTCTATCCCGGCATCGTGGATCAGAAAACCCTTTCCGCGTGCTTGGAAACCGCAGAACAGATCGTCCGCAATCCACAGCCTGATCGCATCGAGCGATTCAAACGAACGAAGGCAAAGCTAGTCGCACAAATCAAAGCGCATCCATTATCGTTTGATGAATGGAACGCTGGCCGCGCTCTTACTCCACCTCTACCTACACAGTCTGCGGAGTCGGATGATTATGTCGCGTGGTGTACTTATACCTACAACGAAGAGGGCGGAATCCAAACCATTGTGACGTGCGATTCGGACGCGAAAGGAGCATTCAAAGTCTATCGAGCCATACCCGTATCTGAACCGTCTGCGGAGGCTCAACCAGAGGAAGGTGAGAAGTGAAATCAGATTCAGGTGAGCGACCAACAATGAAAGCGGCGCGGCGTGTAGCAGAGGAACTATTCGGCAACTTAGGCATGGACGCCACGCTTGGCGATGTTCGTATTATCGCTCGAATCATCGACGAAGAGATGTCACCTCCCGATGAAGCGTTAGGAGCAGATGAAGTAGCGCGAGAGGCAGGAAGGCGAGCGGCAGCGAAGATCGCAAACGTTCTAAACATTCAACATCCCGAGATTGATTGGCCGTTTCAAACGATCACGATAGTCGTCGCTGACGAGATCGCCCCCGCTATCCGTGAAGCAGAACAACGAACACGGGTAGAGGTACTTAATGAAGCAATCGCCCTGGTCGAGAATTTGAGAATAGACCCGGCCTTTAGCGGCCATTGGCAGAACGGATTCCAGATGGCGAAGTCAAAAGCCGTCGCAGCGTTTAGAAGCGACCTTAAAATCAACCCCGTTAAAGAGAGGCTGTAACCAATCAGCCAGAAAGGTAAAGTATGCCGAGAGCAGAAGTTCAGATTTCACCCTTAGTCACCATCGTTATCGACGCGCCGGAGGGCTCCAGCGGCGCTGAAACCCAGAAGACGCTTATCGAAGGAATTGCCTTCTGGCAAAGCCTTCCCACGGCCTGCCCAATGCCCGGATGCGGCGCGCCGCTCCATTTCACCGCGCGCCATCCGCAGAACTTTCATTACTACGGTCTGCGCTGTGAAGGGCCAAAACCACACGAAGCAAACTTAGGAGAGCGCAAAGACGGAACCAGCCTCTATGCCAAGGATGATGGCTGGAAAGACGCCTATGGCGGCGACCAGGAAGGCGGCGGTTCCGCGCCGGCGCAGGCTACGCAGTCCGCCCCCGCGCAAAATTCCCCCAGTGGGGGACAAGCGCCGCAAGGTGGCATCGCGCCGCCGACGATTGCGACCATCATGCGCACCGCCGCTGGCAAGACGCCGCCGATGTCCGATGCTAATGCAGTGCTGGCGTTTATCCGCGAGTGCGCCAAGCAGGATCCGGCACTGTCCGGCGCAGCGAACGTGCAGGAGATTAAACAACTGACCGAGGCGCAGGGCCAGGCGGTCATTACGAACCTGAGCTATTTGTAAGCCTTGTGGCCGTGGCGCGAAAGCGCGTGAGGGAGCCAGATTCTTTCTCCCTCGCTACCGAAAGGACGCGGCCATCAATTTCTCATTTTGGAGGTTCACTCATGGCTCGAAACTTTAGAGATGTAATCGCACAAATCTTACCGCTTATTCCGGTCGATACGTCGGATGAAAACGACGACTTCACCGAACTCCGCAACGATTTAATACGGATAACAAGCGACTGGTACAAAGGTGCAGAGATAGACGGCGCACCGCTCTGGATGGGCGCAGCGTCAATCCTCGAACAGTGGCTTGAAGACCCGCAGCCGGACTGGCAAGAATGGAAGTGGCAGGTGCTTTCTATCTTCACGGGCGTTCCGTTTACAGCGGGAGGCGAGTGATGCCCGACCGTCTGCCCTGTCCGCCGCAGTCGAAGTCAATCAGCCAGCGCAGGGCTGCGCAACGGCGCGAGAAAGCGCCAGAGCCGTTTCTGTTCCCGGAACGCATTCTCGCCTCGCCTGAACTGTTGGAATTTGCGGCGCGCCACGGCTACGAAGGGGAAGAGTTGAAGCATTCGATTGAGTCCATGCGTATCAAGCGCCTCAGAGACAACAAGCAATACCGGGACGAGCGAGAGTTAGCGCTGGACATCCAGTACTGGATTATGAACTGCGCGTCGAATCGAGATAAGCATGCAAATGCGAATGGAGGACAATGGTGAGATACGCAGCCGATACATCGGTCAGCAGTGAGCGGAGTCAGGCAGAGATTAAATCTACCCTGCAACGCTACGGTGCCAGCAAGTACGCCTTCTTCGAAGAGGATTCACGGTCGGCGATTATGTTCGAACTTGAAGATCGGCGGCTGCGCTTCGACTTGCCGCTTCCGAGTCGGACGGAGGACGAGTTCATTTTTCGCTACCGCATGGGCGAGAAGACCAGCAACGTCTTTCCGATTGACCAGCAGCACAAGAAGTGGGAGCAAGCCTGTCGCCAGCGTTGGCGCGCGCTCGCTTTGGCGATCAAGGCCAAACTTGAAGCCGTGGAAAGCGGGATCACCACCTTCGAAGATGAGTTTCTGGCGCACATTGTCATGCCGAACGGGATGACCATCGGCCAGCACATCACGCCGCAAATTCCAGACCTTTGCGCGACCGGGCGATTGCCGCAGTTAATGCCGGGGAAGCACGTTAAGCAAAAACAACTAACGAGTTGATTGTTGAGAGGCCGCTATGTTAGAAACGCGCCCCCATGTCACACGAAACCTTATTCGAGCGCCCGCTACCATCATCACCGGAAACCGAGCGGGCGATCCTTGGCGCGATCATCCTCGACAATCGACTGATTGACGAAGCTGTTTCACTGGTAAGAATCGAAGACTTTTACGTTCCATCGCACCGGAGAATCTTTATCGCAATGCTGGCCCTCCACGAACGACACATCGAAATCAACCCTATCCTGATCGCCGAAGAGTTGCGGCGCGACCAGGCGCTTGAAGGCGTGGGCGGAGTGTCGTTCCTGACGAACCTGACCTATGGGCTCCCGCACGTCTCTGGAATTAAGAATTATGCCCGCGTGGTACGTGGTAAAGCCGACCTACGCTGGACGATCAAGGAGTGCGCCAAAATCACGAATCAGGCGCTTGAGGAAGAAGATGAGCCGCAAGTAATCCTCGCCTCGGCCGCCGAACGCTTCTCCGCCATGCGGGAGAAGAATACGAATGGTTTCACAGGCGGGCAACTAGCAGACGTTGGGCGCCAAGTCGAAGATCACCTGTACGTGGTTCAGGCTGGCGTGAATCCAACCATCCCCACCGGAATTGAGCGCCTCGACGCTTTGACCGGCGGCGGGATTTCACCGGGGCAGATGTGGGGAATTGGAGCTTTGAGTAGTCGCGGGAAAACTGCTTTTTTGCTTCAGATGCTTATGCACATGGCTGGGCGCAGGGAACTTGGCGTTACGCCGGGAATCGTTTTGTTCTCACTTGAGATGACGTCGCTGCTTCTCGGCCTTCGAGTTCTGGCCGGCGCGGCGAGCTTTCCGATTAACCATATCAAGGTCGGCATGCCCCAGGGTGAAGTGGATTTACTGCTGAAGAAGGCAAAAGAGGCATTCGATCTGCCGATGTGGGTGTACACGGACTGCCGCTCAGTCTCCGACATTCATGCGCGAATCAAGATGTTGAAGCGAAAGCACCCAATTCAAGTAGTGGGAGTTGATTACTACGGGCTTCTGCGCGGGCGCAATGATAATAATCGGTACGAGAACAGAACGCAGGAATTGAAGTACATCGCGTCTTATCTGCAGCAGGAAATCGCTATTTCAGAAGAAGTCGGGTTGATTGTCCCAGCGCAATTCAACCGATCGGGCTGGGGCGCTGCGGAGTTGGGACCAGGAAACATTGATGGCGGCGAGGCGTTCCACCAGGCATGCGACATGTTCGCAGTGCTGAATACTGAGAAATCAAAGAAGGTTGGCGCCGTAACCGCCCCGGCAAGTTTTGCGATTCACAAGCAAAGGAATGGGCCAACCGCGACCGGGAAAGACGCGATCCTGCTGGATTTCAACAAAGACCGAATGATGTTCTTTCCGCGGCTGGAAGATTCTGGCGAAGAAGTTCCAGACGAACCGACTGAAAATATGAAGGATTACTTATGAGTTTACCAAAAGTAGAAGATGCGTTTGAAGTGTGGGTTTCACGGGAAGAAGCGCGGTTCGGTCGCGTTGCGATAAAGCCAATGTGGGATTGGTTAAGCAAAGCCTTTCTTGCTGGCGCAGAGTACGGCGCAGCGGCGGGCGAGCAGATGCTTTGCGATAGACCCTACGGCCACGAAGGGGAATGCGCCTCAGATCGTCCGGGGGAATCTGCAAAGGGGGGCAGAGCAGATTCTCCCGTGGAGTGCGGCCAGCGCTGGAATTTCTCTGGTATCGGGTGCCGTTTTGAGGCGGGACATAAAGGCGGGCATTCGTGGGAGCCGCCGGAGTGCGGCATTCGAGGTTGCGTGTTCGCCTTCGGGCATCGGGGCGAATGCTCGCCCGATCTCCAGCCCCCAACCTCCCCCGTGGGGGACAGATCGCCCGTCTGCGCAGTCATCTCGGTTCCCGGCGGGCTTCCCTGTACGTTTGCACGGCATCACGCCAGCGCGCATTCGTGGGCGATGAGCCGCGACTACAAAGTGTCGGCGACAGGCGCAAAGAGTATTCCATCACTTGAGGCGGGAACTTGGGACAATACGCGCTCAAATCCCGACATGGCGCATTCGGCAGAAGGCTTCGCGCCGCCTTGCGTCACGTCTGACACCGTAGTTCTAACCGACAAAGGCTGGAGTGCCGTCAAAAACATTTGCAAACCGCCGCTCGGCGTCGTTCCGCAACACATCTGGCGCGAAGCGCGCGCGCGCGACCTCGCCAGAGCGATCCACGAGTATTGCGAGAGCGGAGCAAGGATTCAGCGCCCGTCGGTGCCACCTGCCACGGCATCACCGAGCAATGTTTACCCGGTTGGCGACTGGATTCGCGAGTTAGGAGAACTATGGGAGACGCTGTGAAACCATCGCCGGGGACAGAAATGGATGATACTGCCGCTGCGCCACACTTGAGGCAGGCTGAGCGAGACGACCCCCAGCAAGGGCATGGGAACACCCCCGCCTCTAGCGGCGCGTCTCAGGGCGATTTTAGCCCAAACTCAGATTCCGCCAGTTCGCATCTCGCCACAGAAGGCGATCTCGACGCCCTCGCGCCCGAAAATTCCCCCATGGGGGACTCCGATGGCATGTCGTGCGACAAGTGTAGCAACCCGGCTGAATTATTGCTCTTGCTCGACGACCTGCCGCCTCGCTGCTTCAACTGCTGCCTAATCGCCGCGATGAAGCGTCCCTGCTCGATCTGCGGCCAGCACATCACCGAGGCGATAACCCGCGCCTTGGACCAACAAGGTAAACCCAATACCATAGGCGTCTGCGCACAGTGCTTTATGAAAGCTGTGGCGGCGCAGAGGAATTGAAATGGATAATCCGTTTTGCTGTCGATGCAAGGAAGACTTTGACGTAGCCACGGAACCCGCTTCGTGGCGCATGGGCATGATGCGGCTGCTGAGTAAAGCCCCAAAGCGCATCCGGGATCGCTTTCGCGAGTGGCTGGATCACGCCACGGGAAAGTATCTCTGCGGAAACTGCTACTTTGACTTAACTGACGATGAATACTGACGCTCTCACCCGCATGGAAGACTGGCTGGGCAAGGCGCACCGCGCTGTCATCACCAGGTATCCAACTGTCTACTTTGGGACCGAGACAGAAGAAAAATACGCCGCCGGGGAGAAACTTGACGCCGCGCTGTACGCCCACTTCTATGAGGGAAGCATTTCACTTGAAGAGTTGTTGGTGGTTTGGAGAGTTTATTATCGCAGCGCGATACCGTTCTAAAGGAGGTTCTGATGGGCGCATTTTGTCGAGGCTGTCATTGTCCGATCATCTGGGCGCGGCACATCAAAACGGAGAAACCAGCGCCGCTCGTTTACGCGAAGGATGACGAGGTTGCCAACATCTTCGCGGCACCCGTTCCGCCAGATATGAGCGAGTGGAAGTATCGGATCGCCACCGCCGAAGACCTTGAGGGCGGAATCAAGCCGCTGTTTCTCAATCACTTCAGCAATTGTCCTGCGCGTCAGAAATTCAAAACCGAGAAAGCAGAGAAAGCCGGAGCGCCAGTATGAGCACACAAATCGAATACGATGACGACATATTCGATGACGAAGAAGATGGGCACTCTTGTCCGTCATGCGGCGGTGATGGCATCGTTGAATACTTGGACGCGCCCGACAGTTGGGGCGAAGACTGCCCGAGCGAAGAAAATCATCTCGTAACCTGCCCCAACTGCAAAGGATCGGGATTGAGGAAGGATTGCGATTCGCAATGAACCTAACCACCAAAATCTTAACCAGTGTTTCCAGCGTAGAGCCTTGCACTTTTTCTGAGATGTTGCAGGGCATGGGCGCTGACGCCCCGGAGCGTGACGACAAGGCGGCGTGGCGCGAACTTTTTCAAGCCCTTGAGTCGCTGGAAAAGATGGAACTCGTCACCATTGAGCGCGCTAACGGGCGGATCGATACCCTGATGCTCACGTCGGTCGGTGCCGAACTCGCCCGCGAGGCGCTGAAGGAGAATAGATAATGGGTATCATGCCTGACGACGCGTATCTGCGAGACTTGCGCGATCCGTTTCATCCGCTACACCTGAAACGTAACGGCAGTGGGAGTTGCACAACGCGATATGACTGCTGCGAGCTTTTCGGTTGCGTCTTTGGTCACACGGAAGGCTGCTACGATCATCGCAACCAAGAAACCATGAACTATGGGGCTGCGATCTTTCGCTCCAAGCAAGGGCAACCGAACGCTCCAACAGTAATGAAACTCGAGTGCTTCAACAAAGAAGAGGCGGCCAAGGCGGAGGCGTACATGAAAAGAAAACATCCAGACGTGCCATTTTTTGCAACGTGGCTTACATGGCCGCATTTGTCCCCCATGGGGGAGAAAGGAGCGCCTGCATGACGCCTGAAGCCTTAACTGATACCGCGCTCTCAATGGACGAACAAAGCGAACTCGCTGATTGTGAGGCTCGCGTTGAACGCGGGCTTGAAACGGCGCTAGACTGCGTTGAGGCACTTCGCACAATTCATAAGAAGCGCCTCTTCCGGCAAACTCACGCCACCTTTGAACTCTACTTCGAAGAACGCTGGGGACGAAAAAAGAGCCAGATGTATCGCCTGCTCGCCGCCGCCGACGTGCGTGAGAACGTTCCTCAAATTGAAACTGAACGACAGGCGCGAGAGTTGGTTGGCCTCGCTCCGGAGATCCAGCAGGCCGCCTACACTATCGCGGAACTCGTGGCCCCAAAAGACGCCGAAGATAAGCCAATCATCACGGCATCGCTTTTGAAGAACTGCGTAGAAGGCGTGCAGGAAGAAGTGCGCGACGTGCTCCAGGGACACATGACGGACGAACACGGCGATCCCCGGCCTTTGTCTCAATTAACACCGCTGATGCAATCCAATGTAGTCGAGCGCCTGCGAGAGAAAACGCTGCGCCAGGCTGAGAAAATCCGCACCAGCATGGATCAAAGAGCCGCCCGGGCGCACGCCGCCGGCCAGCAAAAGGATGTCCCCGCCCAGCCCGCGTCAATCTTCTTGATGTACCTGATCCGCGAACTGACGCGCGCGATCGAGTACGTCAAAGAAGAAAAGGGGAGTCTGCATCCGCGCTACTTCGCGCCCTACCATCTGGCAAAGAGCGCAATTGGTGAAGCGCTGGAAGGTAGCGAGGTGTCGTTACTGCCGGACAAGGTAAGCATTGAAGGGGAATGCGAAAGGTGCGGCCACGGCGAGACGGTGCGCGATACCGTGCTGACCGCGCAGCATGAGGGCCACGTCAAGAGTTTACGGATTAAGCTCTGCGACTTCTGCGTTTCGATCTACGAAAAAGTAATAGACCTTACGCCGAATGGAGAGGTGGTGGCGCGGTGAAGACAGTTTTCAGCGAGTGGAAAGGCTACCGCCAGCAGGTGATGCCGCCAGCCTGCTCGCCCGTACAGGAGCAGGAAACCAAGCGAGCCTTCTACGCTGGCGCGGCCTGCATGTTCTATCTCATTACTGGCATTCCTCTGAGCGATGGCGACGAGGTGGCTGACGCGGACATAGCGGCGATGGCTCGTGTGAAATCTGAAATTGACGACTACTATCAACGAATGAAAGAAGGGAAAGAATAGCCATGCAAAACGAACAAGCAACCACTGAAAACTTTGCGCTCACGCCCAGACAGCGACCGCTACCGAGCCGCTGGTTTCGCCGCGCTCTCTATTGGCTGTTTCCGCCGAACTATGATAAGTGGCCCGATACAATGGAAGGACGTCACGTTGTCTCGATAACTACTGACATCTTTCTTGGGTGGCGGGATCGCCTGCGAATTCTATGCGGCGGAGTGCTGCGCCTTGATACGATCACACGCTCCACAGGCGAGTCAACGGAAGCCCAACCTTACGGCCCGATGGACAGCACGTCGGCAATAGAAATCCGACCGCCGTTCATTACTAAACGTCCCCCAGTGGGGGAGGTGCGATGAAACCCATAGAAATCTACAGCGGCCTCGACCGCCTCCCCGCCGAGTATCTGGCGCGCAATCAATCCGAGCCTGAGCGCATCGCTAAGATCAAAGCCGAAGCGCAGGCCCGTCGCGCAGCCAAGAACGCGCGCCGCGCCCAGCGAATGCTCGGTAAACCATTCCAAGTGGATTTACGAAAGGTGAAAGCCGATGGAGAAGTTTAGGTATTATGTCGTCGTGGAACATGGCGGAACGTTTCACGGCAAAGCGGTCACGCTCGACTGTGAACTGGATACCCATGAACTCATTCTGGCGGTCGCCGAACAGATCAAGACCAAGGAACTGTGGGACGGGAAAGTCACCGTCATTAGCTGGAGGTTGATATCGTGATTATTCTGGGCATCGACCCAGGCGCGAGCGGTGCGATTGCCTCTTTCCAGCCCGGCGAGCCACAACCCGTCGAGACAATTAAACTGACCGCCACAGAACGCGACATTGCTGACTTCCTTGGGATACGAGTCTTCGCCCACGCTTTTGCTTACCTTGAGCGCGTCCACGCCTTCCCGAAACAGGGAGTCTCGGGTGTTTTCACCTTCGGGCAATCCTATGGATTCCTGCGTGGGCTTCTGGTGGGCCTCGAATTACCGTTTGAAGAGGTTACGCCGCAGCGCTGGCAGAAGGCCATGGGCTGCATGAGTAAAGGCGACAAAAACGTCACCAAGGCACGCGCACAGCAACTTTTCCCTGAGATCAAAATCACTCACGCCATTGCTGATGCAATCCTGATAGCTGAGTACGGCAGACGCCTCCGCGCTGGCGAACTCCACAAAAACTAAAAAGGCGCTACAGCCCATAAGCCGTAGCGCCCACCACGCCATCCGTGGATTTCAGGATTAGAAAGTCTCTACCTCAAGATAAATCTTGTCCGCAGCGCCTACCGCGAAGATTCGCAACTGCCCTAAATCAACATTCCGAAACGTGGCGTTCTCGCCCTGCGTCAATTGCTTGCCCTGCGCTAACCCTGTCAGCGCTGTAGGGCGCACTGCAATTGCAATTGGTCCCGCCGTCTCGCACCTTACTTCGACGCGGCGCCCGTTCGGGAAGAAGCCAGCGGCAGACGCCAGCGATGCAGCCGTCTGGTCGCCGTCCGCCAGATCGTAGACTTGCCCTAAATGGCTGGTGTTTGAAAGTGCCATAAGGTTTACTGCGCGGCCGGTTGAATCATCTGAAAGTTAGTGCCGTCGTAAATCGCCAGTACTACGCTTCCCGCCTTAATGAAGTTATCGCCGGGGTCGGTGGACACGCCTCGCTTGAGCGCCTTCGCGCCAAGCCCATTCACGTTAATCGAGCAAGCGCCTGTGTTCGCGGTAGCGGCAGTGAACGCGATGTACATTCCGGTTGTGTAGGCCGCTGGCGCTGGTGCCAGCGTGATGACGTAGGTATCGTTGCTTCCCGCATCGGCGGCAAAGTTAAGCGCGCCCTGCACTGTCGCATTGCCTGTCACCAGCGCGGTACTCGAAAAAGTCGAAGCGCCCGTGGTCGCCAGCGTTCCCGCGATGGTAGTGTTTCCACTCGCCTCGGTAACGATGACCTTGTTAGTGCCGATTGTCGTCGAGGTGCCGTCAGAGCAGATGACGGTGGTGGAGATCGCGCCGGAGCCGCTGGACTTCGGGACGCAGTTGGCCGTCACCGAGCCCCGAACCCCGCCAGCATAAGTATTCTGCGCAACCGAAGTGCCGGCCGCGAAGGCCAGCACCAGGAGCGCCATCAAGAAGTGAAGTCGTTTCATTGAGTCTCCCAAAAACTGTCCCCCATGGGGGAGAAAATTAGAGGCCGGTCGCGTGAACCGCGTACATGATCTTAAACCGCAGAGGCGATCCTGTGCCGCCGTATTCACCGTCGCCGGTGTTATGCAGCACCAAAGCCTTGTTCGCGGTCAGTAGCGCATCCTTGATTGGAACGCACTGGATCATCTTGTCGGCGGTGGCGTCTAGGAACCCCGTCGCCTCGATGGTGTCGGAGACAGCCGCGCCGGATCCGTTCTCCACTTTGACGGCCATGTTGTCAGCCGACTCGGTGTAGGCCGCTGCATAGTCGTAAATCAGCACCATACCGAGAAACTGCAGCACCTTGCCCGCGCCGGGGGCTGGAACGAGTTCCTTGGGCGTAGCGCGCAGGGCCAGCATCTCCGTGATCGAGATCGATCCTTCGATGCTCGCGTAGGGCGAATCCTCAATGTCGGTTGATCCGACCGAGGCAAACCGTGGATTGCGCCCTCGCGTAACCGTTCCGGCGTTAATACCGCCGCTCATTGTTCTTGTAACTTCAGCCATTTAGTGTGTCCTCCAGACCCGTCAAGATATACAGGAAGTTTTCAGCAATGCAACCTTTTTGCGGAAGCGCGAACTTATTTCGGTTCGGGATCGTGCTCTGCGCTTTCGGGCTCCAGCGACTTTTCTTGTTGGATAGCCACCATCTTTACATCGTCAGGAGGCCGCGAATTAGCCGCTTCCGCCTCCGCTTTCCGCATGACAAAGGCCATGCCGCCTGCCGTCTCCCGTTCCGCTGCTCCTACCTTTGGATTCGGATCAACCATCCGGGCTTCCATGAGTTCCAGTAATTGCGTCCGTTCCGCTGGCGTCAGCGTTTCATCTACCAGTTTGGCGAGCAGGTCGTCGGCTATGTGAAATTCCGCGCTGGGGTGGGTCAGGTCTTTCGCCATCTTAGCCTGGACCACCGCCCAAAATGGCTCTATTTTCGTCTCCGTCTTGGCCGCGCTGTCCTCCAGCTTTCTCACTCGCCCATATAACGCAACAACACCCGCCAGTAGTGCGCTAGCGAATACTGTGAGCAGGGAGATGAGAATGGTTTTGATGGTCGGGTTCATGCACCATTCTCACGCTTTCAATTCAGTTGCGCCTTGCGCGGGTTCCACGGATTGCCGAAGATGATGGCTATCCAGATACCAGCGAGGATGTAGGCGAGGGGTTTGCACATCTCGTCACCTTGCGCGACGGGCGGAGATAGTCCCGTAAGCTGTCATCGTGCTGATCGCGAAGGATGCTTTACCAACTAGATAGATCGTGGTCGTGGCTGCGAGTGAAATACGCTGGTAAGGGATGTTCTCAGCAAGTAGTGAACCGAGCACTGTACCAGAAAGATTACCACCGCTAGATGACGTGAACGTGCCCTCACCACCAAGTGTATTGTCTGTCGAGCTTGCGCCTTGCTGTACGAAAGACGTAGTGGTTGTGGCAGCGGGGATATAATCTACGATGCCGTAAACATCCCAATCTCCAGCAGTAAGACTAACGCTCGTGATGGTCTTGGCAGTTCCCGTGCTGAGACTTGTGGCGCTGCCGCTGGCGAGCGAGGCCGTGAGAAACTCTCCGATGAACCCGGCGGGAGCGTTGCTGTTGGTGGCTGTCCCGGCTAATATCGCCCCCTCACTAGAGTCTATGGATATTCCGCCGTTAAGAATTATCTTGATTCCATCAATGATGCCCTCAGGCAGAAACATTATGTCGCCGCCTAAAACGCTTATATGATCACCCGACCAATCGATCGCCGCCGTTCCCGGCCCTCCCGCGCCGTCATCTAACATCAGTTGGCGCGTGTTGAAATTTGCTGATTGAAGATCGCCGTTGTCGCGGATGATCACTTCCGAGTTGTCTGAAATATGACTAGCAACTAAATTAGTCCCATCACTCTTAGGAACTACATTTGCCCCTGCGGAGTTGGTAATCCCCGACGCTGGCGCATTCCCCAGCGTGCTCTGAATCTGAAAATTCGATCCCGTCGCAATCACACCATCAACCCACTGCCCGGCGCGAATATCATTGTCGGCAAGCGCGGTAGTGATCCCACCCGCTACTTTTACAATCGTCAGCGCGCCCAGCGTATTGAAGTTCACCGTCGCCGCGCCCGTATTTGCCGTGTTGGCTCTGAAGCGCAGATGCGTGCCGACCACGTAAGCAGCGGGTACAGGAGCCAAGTTGCAAGCGTAGGTATCATTCGCTCCGGCGTCAGAGCAGAACAGCGGCGTGCTCATGTCTGTTGCGGTTGCGGCGCGCGGCACTCCAGTTGTCGTGGTATTCGCTAACGGCCCTGTCGGCAATGTTCCCAGCGCAAACTCATTTGAGAGGCCGCTATTGGCTGTTTCAGTGATGTAGGTGGCGTCTGTCGCGCCGCTGGCCGCCGAGGCGTCTATCTGCGTGCAAGTGCTGGTGGCGCTGCCCTGGTAGACCTTATGCGTGGTGGCGTTGCTGTAAAGTTTCCCCGGCGCACAGACCGTTGGTGGATTTGCGGAAGTGAAAATGATCCTTTGGCTCTGCGTCCCCTGCCCGAACGTCGAGGCGGCAGAGAGTAAGAAAGCGAGAATTGTGATAATGCGTTTCATGGTTTACCTCTTATGGAGCGCTACGACTGATTTCCACCCAAATGCCCTCTTGTTCAAGAAGCGTAATGCTCTTGCGGTTGGCCGACGTGAATGTTCCAGTTAGCGCAAAGTGGCCACCGTTGTTGATTGTCATATTGGCGTCGCCACAGAGAATTGTAAGCAACTGCCCTAATACCCCATTGGTTAAATTCGTGATGGTTGTAGGCACTGCAAAGTTTGCGGAGACAAAGGCACGGCCCTTCACGGAAGGTGTTGCGCTATCTGCCAATTCTGCTAAATAAGTAAGGGACACAGAACTTGTAGTTCGAACGCCCCCAATCGTATCCCCATAGAGAGGGGTGTTATCCAGTTCTCCCGCGTTGTTCATGGTCGGCCCCTGACCAGCGACATTTAGGACTACGGGGCCATTGAAAACATCGCCGTTGAACGAGACGTAAGGGTCAACGGCAACGAGCGGGGGGACTGGCGTAGTATTGTAGATACCAAGAATCGTCGCAGAGATGTTGTTTCCGCTTAGATAAACGTAGGTGTTGGCGGTGCCAGCAATAGCAATCCCGTACTTATAGTTAATTGCTGCCTGCGTTTTCTGAACGATGTTATGTGAAATATAGAGGTGGTTTGGCTGATCTTCGCCGGGATAGTAGGAAAGGAACGTGCCAAGTCCTGTCCCGCTGTCGATGCCGGAAGCGTAATTCCCCTGAACGGACGCTGTGCCCAATACCCGAATACACGTTACGTTATTTCCCGCAACGCTGTTGACAAAAACATTATTAGCGATGAGGACGCCAAAGTCTTGGGTGTTGTCGGCGTAGAGAAAATTCCTGGTTATAACATCCACGCCATAAGCTCCGGATGCGGTTGATCCGTAACCGAGTTGAGTAAATACATTGTTCGCCACCACCGCAGACGAAATACTGTGAGTGGCGTCGTAATTAGATTCCCCTAATCCGATCCCTTTGTAGGCTATTCGCTTAAAAGAATTATTCACTACACGAATATTGTCGCCCAACACTGCGATGGCGAAATTGACATCTTCAAAACTACAGCCATCAATGAGTGTCCCGTCTCCGTCATAGGTATTGGTGTCAAAGCACCCCGTGGCGTTTGCGCTCAGCACGTTCTTGAAATTGCTATTGAGCACTCGCATGTTTTTGTATGCGCCGAGCACCATAACAGTCTCGCCTGTTGAACCATTGAACTCCACACGTTCAATGGTGAAATTGTCATTTCGAGTGATGATCATGGAGCGGTTACAGGTCAGTCCGCCAAAGGTACAGGTGCCCATCGTGGTCGTACCCGTAATGGTCAGGTCGCGAATGGAGTTATTGCTATCCGTAGTCACGTTGGAAGCAGACCGAAATGAAACGGTTCCACCGACACCCACCCATCCACCATTAGCCTGCCGAGCAGCGTCAGTCATCACCGTGCCATCAATAATTGTTTTCCCGATACCCGCGCCGCGCAACTCCACGTTGCTTCTACCGTAGACGCCAACATTGCTGCTTAGCTTGTAGGTTCCCGGCGGGAAAAAAATTACCTTGTTTCCGGCTATCGAATTTATAGCCGCCTGAATTGCGGGGGCGTCGTCAGCAACCCCGTCTCCCACTGCGCCGTAAGCGGGATCTTTTACATTCAGAACTCCAAGCGGCGAGTTGATACGCGGATCATTGTCTCCCACCGCAATCGGATTCACACTTGATGCTGGCGCAACGCTTAGTTTTGCTTTTCCTTTAAATACATCTGAGGCGTCTGCCACTGGCAGGACTTGATTGATGAGCGTCTGGACTTGCACCGTGTCAGGGAAGCCGGGGCGCGGCGGGGCGGGAGCCGTAGTGTTCCACGTCACCAACTGCGCAATCGTCATCGTCGCGCCATAGGCTGTAGGCCAGACGATGTTCCCTGCGTTCACGCCGGACAAAAGCGTGTCCCGCTTAGTTGCGCCGGAATAGAAAATGAAGATGTAGCGGCTGGTGTTCGGGCGTCCGTCGATGTTTGAAGGCAGCGTGAAGCTCGGAACCGTGAGCGTTGTTCCGTTCAACGTACAGGTGATTGACTTGTAGAAATTAGCGCCACCAACCGGACTCGCGGCAACCCAAACGCCTGTGGAATCCAGAAAACCTTGGGTCACATAAACGCGCAGCGTAACAGTCCCAGTGTAGCGCCAAGCGAACTGCGGCTGGAAACTGGAAAGCGTAACGTCCGTCGCCCACGCTGGCGCGCAGAGCATCAAGAGAAAGACAATTGAGAGAAGAATCCGCTTCAAGGTTTTTTACCTCCACCCATCATTGCGCCGAACGCCGGGCCGCCAAGGAACGCACCACCCGCCGCCATTCCACCGCTGATTAGCGCTGGCAAGATTGTCTCTGTCCACGGCTTCGGCGTGGTAGATATTCGAGCCCCTGTACTGTACTGGGAAGCGTTTTGGGAACTTCCCAACAACGTAGATTTTCGCGCCCAGTCCGCCTGCATCAATCCCATCGAGTTTCCTGTCCGCTGGTACAAGTCCTCACCGGACAGCGCGCCCTGGTACGCATTCGCATCGTTCTCCGCATTCACGTTCCCAAGGTAATCTCGCGTCATTGCCAACGCAGTAGGACTCGCATACGCCGCGCCCAGTCCCGCCGCTCCGGTCGGCACCGCAGTCTGCTCCATCGCCCTGCGCCGCTGCGCTTCCGGCCCGTAGTTGATTCCAATGAGTCCCGGCGGTGGAGCGCGATAGTCGCCAGCCTCTTTCCAGTCAAAATAGGCTTTGCGCTCTTTTTCAAGCTGCGACTCAGCCGCAGACGGAACTTCCGCCTTCGCCGCGGCGGCTTCATACCGCGCACGATCCGCAGCGTCGCGTTCCTTCATTTGTTGCGCCAGAGCGCGATTTCCCTTCGCCAATGCTTTTTACCTTTCAGACTGCGGATATCTTTAGTAAACTATGCCAATGAACCCTATCTGTGGTAATTGCGACAACCCCAAACGCAAAGTCGGACGCGGCTTCCGCTGCGACACCTGCGCCGCGCCTCCCGCTCCGCCTGACTTTAGCCAAGAGGCCATTCGGCGGTTCTGGTCGAAGGTTGACAAGACACCCGGCCAAGGCCCGCAGGGGGAGTGTTGGGAGTGGGCGGCGGGCCGTGACAGAGATGGCTACGGACAGTTTGCAGGCAAGAAGTGGGCGTTGCGTGCGCATCGCTATTCTTGGCTGCTTGCCCATCCCGGAGAAGTTCTCACCACCGCAGACCACGCCGCGCATACTTGCGATAATCCGCCTTGCGTGCGCTCGGATCATCTGTTCAAAACGACCACACAGGGTAATAATCAAGACAAAATGGAAAAGGGACGCCATCGCGGAGAGAGCCCTGGCGAGGATCATCATAACGCTAAGATCACCGAAGACGACGTAAGGGAGATTCGCCGTCGCTACGCCGCCGGAGGCGTAAGCCAGTCGGCTCTCGGTGCTGAATACGGGCTGTGTCAGTCTCATATTAAAGATATCGTGAACTTCCAACGCTGGAAGCATGTCGCCTAGACCTGGCTCTCTACTTGTTTCTCATTGTGAGAAAGTGGCGTCACGCGCCCCATTCCAGCGAAGTAATTGTACTCAGGCTTGCGCATTTGAATCTTTATGACAGCCGATCTCTGCGTCACGAGTCGAATTGATACAATCTTATCCAGCCGTAGCGCAATCTTTTTCTCGCCGCCATGCTCCGCAACTACCACCGGATCGCCTATCTTTAACCGCGAAACAGGAGTCCCAATCGGGTCGCCAAAGTACGTTAAGAGCCGGTGCGTTTCAGTGCATTTCAGCGTACCGCCAAGTTCCGTCCTGACACGATAAATCTTGTCAACATGCCCTTCCTTGATGTTTTCAATCTCGCCAATGACCAGAAGATCGCCTTGAACCGACAACAATCTATGCTTTCCAGCGATCAGTTCTTGCGCCATGACGGAGAAGATTCGCAGATTCTCGTCAACGCAATACACCGGCATCCTCGCGGCTACACAGCGCTCGCCACCTTCACCCGGATTCGGCGGTTCAAATCCACTGCCGCCAGTCCCCGCACCGCCTTGCGATGAGCCTGCTGGCGCGGCGTCCTGCACCTGGGCGCCTTTATCGTCGTCGGCATGATGCGCGTAACTTCCCGCCGTCGGTGAGAGGCTTACGAGGTCAATCAGCATGCCGTGCGCGGCATCTGTACCAGTCAGCGCGGCGTCCCATCCAATCCTGAGCCACTGCTTGTCTGTAGTATTTCCCTGAATGTACGTCGGTGGGATTTGAATCGTCAGCGTGTACTGACGCCACGCCGCGTCCACGCCGTCAATCGGGAAAGAGTCGAGTTCACCTTGCTGCGAATACGTGATTGCCTTCTGCTGCGTGGCGTCAGTGTCAGGGTAGTTACCGACCGTTTCTTGAATGTCGCCTTGGTCAAAATACTGCGTTACCGTGCTCTGCCGCGACAGCAGGACGTAGACGCCGCCTTTCTTTCGATAAATATCTGATTGAATAAAACCGGCAAAGCGCGGCCACGTCAGTCGCACGTACACCGAACCCGAAACAAAGCTGGCATTGCTGGGCGCGTTCGCCACCGTGACGACGGCGCTTTTGACCGTCTTCCCGTAATCGCTGGTCATCACGACCAGATACTCAGTCGAAGTAGTGGCGGCCGGCAGTCCTACCACTTCGGCCGTTACGGTGAATCCGTTTCCGTTGAGGAAGTCTCGTTGACCAAGAGTGTTGTCCCAAATTCCGGCATACAGCCGCCCGGGCACAACGACATTCGCTGAACGCTTGGCCGCAATCAATCCAACAGAAAAGATGCGCCCAGGAAAGGCGACGTTGAATGGAAGCGGGAAGTCCAGCGTTCGCGTCGAGCCCATCATGGCGTAACCAATTGAGCGCTTCCAGTAGGGATCCATCGTTGGCGTATCTGAGCGCGCGGCGTCTGGTAACGCAGTCGAGGCCGCCACCAACGCGCCGGAGTAAACCGAGTCTTCCAGAAGCTGCTGGCCGACTGAAGGCGCAGGGTGTGTGTAGACTTGATAGCATTCATATCGAGCGTCATCCGCAACCGTGATGGCGCGCATGAAGTTATTCCACGAATAGCTGAAGTCGCCATCGCGAACGTAGTTATGAATGGCTGGCGCGCCGACGCCGGGAATGTTTTTGACAGTGCGATCGAGAAGGGTTTGCTGCGCCTGTAGCGTCGCAATCAGCGTCGCTTGCTGATTAACCAACACGCGTAGTCCGCGCACGCTGTCTTGAAGTGTGTCGAGATTGACAGTCACGAGGTAATTCCTGAAGAAACGCCATCTACGGTGCCCATGATGGTTGCGCCCAGCGATTGCACGTTTCCAGTAGTGGTCGGAATCGTTACGCCCAGCGCGTACGCATACGCCTCGCGCACTCGCACCCGCTTTGGCCGGGCAACATTTGACTTCGCGTACCGCGGGCTCCGCAGATAAATTCTCTTGGCAATCAAAAAGAACGCTTCAGAAACCGTCGTCGAGGCATTCAGGGCCGCCGCGCTCGCCAAAGGAACAGTCGGATCGGGATTGCAAAGCGTCACGCTCGTTGCAGTCGGCACGGTCTTAATCCTCGCCAGCAACGGCACGCCCGCCGCACCGGCGCCCATGATCAGTACATACGATCCGATGTCCGCCTGGGTAAAGAATCCCGCCGTGGATGTTGAAAGCGTGTTGGCGGCACTCGTTATCGCGCCATGATCGTCTTTCACGGGCCGGAAGTTGCGGTGAATCGACACATAGGCAATCCCGGACGCCGAGTCATACTGAATGTTATCCGCCACTTCCCAAATTGTCTTGGTGCGCCCTGTAACCGGCCCTTTCATCCAGTGCGAAATCGCCGTCGTGTTCGACCCGCTCCCGACATTGAAACTGTAAAGCGTGTGCGCGCCACTCCCATTCAGCGTGATCTTCATCTGCTTCTGCGACTGCACCGCCGACAAGGCCGCTCCTGCCGCGAAGTCAGAGTAAGGAATCACTGGCGACCAGCCGCCCTGCTTGAAACAGAATCCATAGCCCTGCGAACCATTCGAAACTGTCAATTGATTCGTGTTTGGATGGAATTCCAAAACCGTATCGTCAGGCTCCCAATCCTTGATGGATTCTGCAATCGGCGCGGCAAACGTGCTGTCCGGCTGACCCAGTGCATTCAAGGTAACGAGTTCGCCGCGAGCCGACATCAGGAACAAGACGCCATACGCCATGCACCAGGCGTGCGGATGCGCAATTCCAATGTCCGGCCACAGCGTTGTCAGAATGCACGCTGGGCCTTCCGAGCCGCCAACATATTGAACCTGATGAATGCTGTCCCGACAGCCAACGTACAGGTAAGAGTCCGATTGGCGCCCTAACAATCCAACAATCGGTTCCGGCAGATACAGAAGGTCAGTGGGCCGAAACGACTCAGGAAAGTTCTGCAGCGATTGCGCGATGCATGTACCTGGCCCCGAACTTGTCGGATCTGCCGTGGCGTCGGCGTAACACCCGCCCACCAAAGTCACGTTATTCAGCGCCGCGCAATGCGTTCCCGCCGGCGGCGGATAGTCGTCAATCCAAGCATACTCTGAGGTCAGATCGCCATCCTGCCATTCAATTTCAATAGCTCTGAGCGTTCCAGTAACGTCGGTGATCGTCACCGTCGTCGCCGTATTGGCCGCCACCGTCGCGCTCATTACAACGTCCGTGGCGTTCGTCACTGTAGCGATGGTGCGCGTCTGATAAGCCAGTGGGCCCGAACCGCCAGACAAGACAATCTGCTTCCCAACGTCTGCCTGCGTCCATGCCGCTGTGGCAGAGGTCAGCAACGTGGTTCCGTTCGTCACGCCATCCGCAATTGTTCGAGCATTCGTCAGCGGCACCATGGCGTTGACTACCGCGGTGTTCCCAGAAGACGACCATGTGGCCGGGGCGGTCATCGTGACTTCGGTGGCGCTCACATACGCCTGAATCGTCGTTGTCAGCGATCCACCGCCGGAGAGCACGATCTGCTTCCCTATGTCCGAGGCGGTGAAGACCGCCGTGGCGGAGGTCAATGTCCGGGTGGAGTTCGTTACGGCGTCGGTGACGGTGCGCGTGAAATAGGTTTCCGGAACTTGCAGTGCGCCGGCGACGGGGCCGCGCTGGTATGGCCCAATCCCGCCAAAGCCCTTCTGAGTCATAAAGAAGACCCAGTGCGAGCCGCCTGACTGCATTGTCGGCACCACTACTACAACAGTCTGTCCTGAAGCCGAGAAGACGTCAGAACTCGGAGACGCTATTGACTTCGCGCCCGTGGTTGCTCTGATTGCAGCAATCTTGATTGCCAGCGCTGGCGAGTTCAATAGGCCGGAGAAGCCTGGGCTGGGCGTAGTCTTGACGAATACCTGCGGCGCGCTGGGTTGCGTCAGTCCGGCAGCGTATGGGCCAGAACCGGATGCGGTGTAGCTGCCATTTCGCGACAGCAGAATCTTCATCGTCGAAGACGCTATCGCGCCAGTTATCTTTGAGCCGTTGTAGAGGACTTGCCCTGCGCCGATATAGAACAGCGTGGACGCGATCGAGCCGAAGATGGAGCCCGCGCCATTCACCCGCGTGCCAAAAACATAGGCGAGATTTCCGGTGAAGGTTGCGCCGGAGTTCATGGGCTGCGTAAAGCCGGAATTGAGCCAGAGCGTCCCGCTTCCCGCGCTCACATATTTGAAGAAACCTATCTGGTCGATACCATTGACGCTCGACCCGATAAGTTGGATTGACTTCCCGTCATCGCTAGGCGCGAAAGGATTTCCTGCATCGGTAAGAGTGTTTGCCGCGGCGGTGATTGAGCCGACCGTGCGCGAGGTGCCGGAAACGTAGTCAAGGAGCGCACCATAGCTGTTCTTGACCTGCATCATCACCCTGCCGCCTTGGGCGAGAAAGGTTAATCCCTTGAACCCTTTTTTCTGGCTTCCGAGACAGAGGATGTTGCGTGATCCGAAGGCGAGGGCGTCAGACGGGCCAAGCCCATCCGGCGTGTCGATGTAGTCTGCCGTGAGGCTGACGTCGGCTAGAGTTTGAAGGTCCATGTCTCACGTTTGTAGTACGCGCTGGGCGGTCAGTCCCACAGACTTTAGTGCCGCCACGGCGTCTTCTGGTGACTTCCCACGCACGATTTCGTCAGCCTGAAGGCGCGCTTGATGACGCCGCAGCGTTTGACCGTCAAGGGGCCGCGCGTTCATTGCGCCACAGTTCGAACAAACCAAAACGCTCATAATCCTGCCGTGCTTCTTAGACCAGACCGAACGATGAATTCTCTCTGTTGTCACCAGATTAGGATTCGCCTCGATCGCTCGTTCGCACTTTGCGCCGCATCGAGCATCATCGTCGCGCCAAACCGCTTGGTGAAGCGCTTTGTATTCCTTTTTCAGCGCAGTCTCGCTTTTAGGCAATACGGTTAGCGCCTGTTCAAACTCACCCATAGTCGCCAGCGCTTCGGCCAGCAGCTTTGCGTAGTGATCGAACATGCGCCTTAATTCTTTGCGCTCTTCCTTCGTGTGCTGTTGATGTAATTCAAGCTCTACCGCCTTCAATCCTTCAAGCCAATCCACCGCGACGCGGCGCGCCTGGGCGACCTGCGCCAAGTGAACGTCGAGTTGAATGTGAGGTGAGGACTCGGCCAAGCGCGCTTGCTCGCGAATGGACTCTTCAACTTTCTCAGGGGTTAGCTCAAGGTGGCGTCCGGCATCACCGATCTGAAACTCACTTCCATCGACCGCCTTGAATTTGAAGGTTTTTGGCTTTTCGTCTTTCATGCCATCCTCATAATGAAGGCCAAGGAATAAAATACAGGCTCGTTATTTGCCGTGCTGTGCGCTGAGATCGCATGGTCATTCGGCTGCGTTACCGCGTGACTCAGAACCGCCGAGGGACCGCCGCTCGTTACGGCATTATTCGTAACGCCGTGAGCATCTACCGAGCCGCCGCTGGCTGTGGGGACTCCGGCGGGCCATGCGACTGAACCTTGATTGGAAACTGTGTGAGACAGCGTTGCGCTGGGATTACCGCTTGTTACTGCGGGATTGTTGACAGTATGAGTCAGCGCTGCGCCCGGCCCGGCAGTTGTTCCTGAAGCTACCCCGCTCGTATTGTTGGCCGTCGATCCACTGAACGTCCCCGCTAACGTATTTGTTGCACCTGTCGTGCCCGCCATTGAAGCGCTTGTCGCCGTAGATCCAGCACTTGCTCGCGTTGGAATTGTGGAGGCCAACGTGCCCGCTGGATGGACGTGATTAGGAACATCTGTGTAGGTATGCGTGTGGCTTGCGTGGTTATCGACTGAGACGTTGGTAGTAACGCTATGCGTATGCGCGGCGTGATCGGATACAGCGATCCCGGAGATCGTGGGAACACCCGCAGGCCATGCAATTGTCGGCTGATTGAACGAGTGATTCGCTACCACGACATTCGATGTAACGCTGTGCGTATGTGAAGCGTGATCGGCGACAGCCGCGCCAACATGAACCAAATTGGAGTGATTATCATGGGTATGCGTGGCGCTCCCGCCTGTCACGCCTGGGTCAATTCCCGCCGCTGCGCCTTTCGGAAACTTACTGCGAAGGTCTGGCGTGCCATTTGTGCCGTCACACAATTGCCAGTTGCTAGGAATGTTTACCAGCAACCCGCTAAACATGATGATCCCGCCGATAGGAATAGCGCCCGGCCACGCCTCGATATTGACGTGCTCTTTGCCGGTCGCGGTTTCGACTAAAACTGTACGGGGACTCGTCATCGTTTTGTCTGTGGGCGCATCCGCAGAAGATACTGACTGCCGAATGCCTGGAATTGACCTTCAAGTGATAGCGGGAGCGTCGTGTCAGCGCTATCCTCGCCAATCACCGGAACAAATGGCCCGCTGAAAAGTATCGCCCCAATGTCGGCGTCCAGCGCGCCGTCCACGTTGCGAGTGTGCAAAACTGAGCCACTGAGTGCCCCGCAAATGAACATGCCATCAGTGGGGCGACTCATCCTGAGTTGACCGATTTCACTCAGCAGATGAAACGGAGTGCCAAGATCGTCCGGGTCTTTTCGGAACTCGGTAACATGGAAGAAATCTCGCAGCCATCTATCCGGCGCGGCTTCATTTGCGGCGAGGTCGGCAGTTCCCGCCGTAACCGTGGCGCTGAAGAACGTAGTGGGCTTCAGCAGATCGCGCCGCAGCGGATCGTTGGCTATCGTCCGGGCAAACTCTTCGCAGATGGTCGGAATGTGCCCGGCAATATCAGGAATGGAGAAGCCGACCGCAGCCTCAGAGGCAGAGGTCAAAAGATCTCTGATCCCCTGGGCTGCGCCTGCCAATGACAAGGCCACGGGTTAGTCCTCTTCTCGGCGCGCCGTGATCGGGCTCCACGTACCTTCAATTGCTCCGATGTTCAAGTCGAAGTTCGTGCGGTTGCGCGCCAATAGACCGACAAAGGTTTCATCCTTCGCCATCCCGTCGCCAACTACCTGAACGTCGCTCTGGAGTTCCAGAAAGCGATTGGAGCCCGCCAACTGAACCAGCGTGCCCTTCACGAGTCTGCGGCCGGCCGGGACAGATGCCAGTTCAGCGTCAGACATTGGCGCTTCCGTCTCCGTGGTTTGTACGCCTGCGTCGCCAACAGGGAGCGTGCCCGTCTCATCCCCATTCACAACGCTTTTGTCCCCCATGGGGGAACTTTTCGGTGCCGCCTTTTTCGCGGTTTTCTTGGCGGCCTTTTTCGGCGCGGCCTTCTTTGCTGATTTCTTCATTTTAGCCTCCCTGTCGAACAAACGTGTCTTGCGGTGGAATAACAGCTTCGAGGTTTTTGATGCCCATCAAATCCCGCTGAAACAACCCGCTGAAAGTTGTAAACAGATTCGAGTCCAGCGGGTCTTTCATCAACATCATTATCGCGCCGCGAGCGATGCGCGGTTCATCAATCGCCGGTGCCTGGCATGCAGATGTGATCGCCAAGTCGCTCGGCACGAATATTTGCGCGGAATTCCCGGTAAAATACAAGCGCAACTCTTCATCTATGTGATAGCGCCCGCCAAAGATTGACGCTGAGCCATAGCGCCCGTCCGGGTTATCTAATAACTTGTTTATTTCGTCAATGCTCTGAACCTTAATGCCGCGACGAAAACTATCGCCAGAGGTCTTCTTGATTTCAATGAACCCGATGCGTCCAGGATGCGCTGGAATGTAGGCTCCATTTGCGACCGCCGCCACTGCGCCGTATTGCGAGCGATAACCGTCTCCAATGGTTTCCTGTCGCGTCCGAACGACTTCAAAGTCAGCGTAAAGAATGGCGTCAGTAATGTGATCCGGGGAATACTTTTGTTGGTCGGTTAGAGTCGCCGCCACGTAGGACATGTCATCCGGCCCGGCATTCAGGATTGCCGGGATGATCTTCTGTACACGAGCTAGTGATGCGAGATTAGGCATCTATCTTCGAATCCTCGGCGAACGTCGCCCACCATAGAACCTATCCATAGAGCCTTCCATCTGTGACCAGCCTTCTTCCTGCCCATGGAAGCGCCACATGTCCCATTCCTGCTCGTAGCCCTGCAAGATTTCTTGATTAATCTTCCCGATGTTCTGCACAAGTCCAGCGGTGAAGAAGTTCGGCGCTTTAATCATCAATCGCGGCAAGGAAAGAATCACAGCGCGGCGGGGGATCATGTACTTCAAAAGTCTAATTGGAAGTTCCAGATCGTCGTCCAACGTGCCGGGCTCATTTGAGTCCGGGTCGTGCCAGATTTTCAGGTGCGACCATGGGTCAAGTGCCGGATCCCATGACAATCGCATCGTGGGCGGCTGACCGTAGAACGCAACGGCGAGATTGCCTTCATCCGCTTCGTTATCCAAGTCCGGAATGTCAACGATATCAACCTTCTCCCAGTCTTCCGGATTGTCGGTAACGCGCCGCTCAACGTATAGCGCGGCGGTAAAGCCATCCTGATTGACCTGAAACTCGCGTGAGGGCACGTCTATCTCAAAGAAACGGCCGGTAAGCAGGCGCCCCATCGCCGGGCCTGCCTGGTGCTGGTAGAAGCCCCAGCTTTCCATGCACGCCATCGTGGCCGCCTGTTCGTCAAAGAGTTCCCGAGAAGGATTTCCCAGGAACTCCAAGAGGATACCGCCCGTTTCTGAGAGTAGAGTGGTCATTACGCTTCAGGCAATTTCTCCACTGGCGCAGAGTTCTTCACGCCCAGTTCTGCCAGTTTGGACTCCCAATAAGCGTCGCGCTGATCAAGCAACGCATTAAGCTCTTCCGTGGTGACGCCCTGCTTGGCTGCCGTCTGGTTCGCCGTGGCGATCTTGTCGGCAATCAGTTCGAAGCCCTTCATGTAGACTTCGTTCTGCTCGGTCAGCCTCGAGGCCGCCTCGCTCGCTGACTGCATATCAATTGGCACGCGCCCCGTGTTCGCCATCGCTACGATATCCAGCGGCAGCGTCCCGCCCGTGAACCGCTCGTCCGGCAGGTCGTAATACTGCTTGCCCGGCTTGCCATCCCGAAAGCGCCGAATCTCAGACTCCGTAGCGTTCAGGTGCGTATTGAAGAATCCCCACGCCCTGTCCGCCGCGGCGCGCATCTGCAACACCATCTCCTTCGCGCCAGCAATCTGCTCAGCCGTTGCCTGGCGCGAGCCAGCCGTCTGCACAGCGTCCATGATGCGCTGGCCGGCAGGGCCGCCCTGACGCAAATACGGTCTTAACTGGTCGAGGAACGGGCCTCTGACTGTTTGGCCGAGCACCTCGCGCTCCAAATCCCATCCCAACTCTTCGATCTGCCGCTTGTCCCAGTTGCCGCGCGCGGCGGAGAACGGCATGAAGAGTGAATACATGCGCCGCACGTCCTCACGATCCGCGCCCTTCACCTTCTCGAACAAACACATTCCCCGTGATTCGTTCTGGCGCATCAGGAGAAAAGCGCAGACTTTCGGAGGATTGATAAACCGCGTCAGCCGCGAACCAGCATTGCCTCGCAGTGCGTCCGGGGTTGACGTCGGCGCGGCGGGGATCATGTTCTCCATTCCGGCGCCAAAGCTCGGTCCCGACTGAATCATCGCGTCGCCGTGCATGATCGTTGCCGGAACCTCATACGGCCCCAATGAACGCGCTTCCGGGATGGTCAGGAGTTGGCGCGCGGGGACAAGATCGCCCGGCCACTCGCCGACAAACCGCGAGCCACCCATCAGCGCCAGGTTAATGTCCGGCCCCATCATGCAGCCGTAACGAATCAAGTGCCGGTCATCTTCCACTTGCCGCGCGGATGCGTCCTGCAGCGGCTCTGCATAAGCTAAATTTGCTGACATCAGGCTATTCTCTCTTTCTTTTTCAAGTGTGGCGCTGCGTCCACGTTGTTCAAATAAGTGCGCGCTCCGCCGCCTACTCCGCCGGTCGTCCCAGCGTCAGGTGACGAGAAGCGCCATTCTTCGCCGCGCATTGCATGACGCTTTGCGTCAATCCGCTCTTCCTTGGCTTTGCGGCGCTTTTCAGAGTCTTCATAGAACTTGTCAATCCCACGCTGCTCCTGACTGACGATGTGGCGCCGGTCGCGCTCAAATCTTCCCGCCCGGGCAAACATCAAATCGCGTTCATCCGGCTCACGGTAGCACACACTGTCAACCAGTTCCCTGTGCTTTACCATTTCCTCGGTCGCTACAAACCCAATCGGCTGTGCGCCAGGATACGGTGGCGCCAACGCTCCGCCTTCCGTGTACACCGGGACCGTCATCGGATACTCGGATTCTTCAAAATAAGAGAAAGGCTGAACGACGCGCCAGATTGCGGTGTAGCGGCCTTCCCGCGGGAACGGCCCCAACACGTCACAATGGCGCACCATGCCGAGTTCCGGATCTTCCCAGTCTTCGTACCGATCGCGCTCCCACTGCTCCGGCGTCCCAAACGGCATGAATATCTCGCCATTCGGTAAATGAATCTCCGGCGCGTACCACTGCTCCATGTAAAACCACTGCTCGCCAATCCACTCGATTGACTTCAACTCTTCTTCATAGAGCCAGCCTTCAGGAACAATGTCCGACGCGCGGTCGAGAACCTGAGTGTCCCAAGTCGTCACCCGCCCTGACTCGTCAGTCAACAGCGGGCGCTTCAACACGTGCCGAGTATGTCGGATCGCGTCAATACGCTCGTCAATGTAGAGAAGTCTTTCTTTACCGCGGCGGAATTGAGTTCGCGTCTGACCCCAGACAAACCGAAGGTTCGGCTCCCCTCTGTAGTTCAGGCCGCCAATTTGGGTGAGTTCTTCAATGTAACGCGGATTGATAGAGGGCTCGCGGGAATTTCGCCAACTCTCAGGGCGATTCGGATGGACCAGCGTGAAACTCATGGACGCCTTCTGAGACGTGAGCGCCGCTTCAATGAACGGCGCTCACACATGCCTCAATTCTTGCCGCCAATAGCGACCACGTAAAACGAGGTGCCGGCAGACAGCGAGGCAAGTACCGTAGTAAATGTTCCGCCATTGCTGCCATAGCCCGTCGTTGCGGTCGCCGTGGTGTCTACGGTGCCATCCGCCTTCAGAATGACCACCTCCTTGCAATACTGCAAAAGAGTGTCCACTGAGCCGGATGTGTCACCGTTTAATTTCGTAACCTGAATGATCTTCGCGCGGCGGTAACGATCAACAAAGAACCCGTCACGGCCGCTGGATCGCGTTAGAACTAATGGAATTGGAGCGCTTAACGCCATGATGCTTTCCTTTCCCCGCGCTGCCAGGGAACTTTGTTGCTTCCGTCAGCGCGGTGAGTCTCGGAGTCTTAGTCCGTGGTCTTCTTTTTCTTGTCGATGGTCTTCCCATCGTCCAGGTCGTGCTGCTGCACCGTGCCGGACTTGCCAGTGTCGTTCTCGACCTGCTTGGCCTGCTCCGTCCGCTCTTCCGTCGCCGAACCCTGAATCCCGTGCGGTGGCCGCAAGTGCGGATTCAAGAGTTCATCGCTGGCGTCGCTCGTGTCGGCGCGGTTCGGGTCCTTCCCCGGATTCTTCCGGTCATCTGCCGTGTTCGTCGCCGTGTCGTTCGGCGATCCTGCCACGCCTCCCGGCGGCGCTGATCCTAATTTTGTCATGGTTGATTCCTCCCTGTTTTCTAAGCTACTAACTGCAAAAGTTTCGTCCGTTGCGACTGATGGGGGCAAATCTTGTCCGGCGTTCGCGCGCGGCCTGAATTGCAATTGTAACAGGCCAGTTGCAGATCGTCAGGAAACCCGGCGTCGGCGATTTCTTTGTATTTCAACGCGCCTGTAAGACCCCTGTTCTGCCTGCGACGCTCCCCGCCATCGTTGTTCTTGTGGTCTATCGTCAGGAACTCCCGCGTGGTTTCACCGCAACAATAACAGGCATTACCGTAGTGCTGAAAAACCGCGTCCCGAAACGGCGCTGCCTTTAACCTCTGCCGCTCGTTCCTGATGCGCTGCGCCTCACGCGAAGCGTCTGTTTTTGGCGTAGCCAAGCGTCGTTCCTCGCGTTTCGCATCTCGGCATTTCTTGCAATGACTTTGGCGTTTGTCGGTCGCGGTGGCCGTGTAATAGAACTCTCCGACCGGCTTCACTTCCAAGCACTTTCGACACCGTTTCACCAGCGCCGGACGTGCGATAACACTGCCTGGCGCACGCGGCTTATAGTCGTAATTCTCTTTATGCCAGTGGGCAAGATAAGCAGAGCGACAAGTTGTGCATGTGCGTCTGAAAAACCCCTTCTTGTGCTCTTCGTATTCAGCCGGACACGCCCCACACTCTTTGCATTTTCTGTCAAGGATCTGTGTTGTCATTTCAACCTCCGCAGTTGAGTCCGAAAGTTTTACGGCGGAAGACTGGTCGGAAGCCGGTCTTTTCAGGTGTACAGCCCTATCCGCCGTAATTGCTACAATAACACAGCTTACGCGCTATTCCCTAACGCTAAGTTGGTCGTTGTGAGCCCGTCGATACGGGTTCCCAGTCCAACGACATCTTTCACGCCGGTATTGAAGAAGCCTTCCCAGTAGACCGCACGGCCACTCGCATGAAGCTGGCCGGATGCAGCGTTAATCATGTGAAAGATCGAGTTGCCTTCCTTCACCATCTGAATCTTCTGCATGCGATACAGGTGGATCGCCTTGGGGTCGATTTCCCACACCATGTCGCGCTGGACGTGCTTATTGAAGCGGAAGGGCACGCCGGCATAGTCGGTCTGTCCGTCGAGGAAGCCAGCGTCGAATCCGTTGCCGCTGACCTGCTTCATATCGAAGCCGATAGCGACGTAGGCAGACCACTGGGACGAGACGTACAGCTTGTTCTTGCCGCCGCGACGCTTTCCAGTCTTCAGCGCGCGCGCTGAGTGCATTTTCTCAAGGAGCCCTTGAGTCAGTACGCCGGAAGCAGTAACGGTGGTGGGGACGGTGCCGCGGTAGATCGTGCGGTCAGCGAGCCCTTGCCAAGCGCCGGAGGTCGCAACGTGATACATCAGGCCGCGAGGCGCTGCGCCGTAAGATCCGCGGAGGTAGATGCGATCATTGGTGGTGGCGTCGTTGGCGATGGAATCGACGGTAAACGTCTGGCCGGCGTAATCGACGGTCAGGATGGTGCTCCAGGCTACGCCGCCGCCTTGATGCAGGGTTCCGCCGGAAGTGCGGAATTCGATCTGCATGCCCACTTCCAACATCTGACAGCCATACAGATTGGATGTGGTGTTGCAGGTGATGGTGAGGCTGGAGACGCCGGATGCGCGGGCGCGTTCGCCGGTGCCGTCGCCCCAGAGATAGAAGTCAATGGAGTTGCGAAGGTTCTCGAGCTTGTTGTCGAGTTCGCCAGTAACGAGATCAGTGATGGTGGTGGCGGTTTGGTTTTCCGCCAGGACGTGATTCGAGAACAGGGCAGTTGCGGTGACGCCTACGAACGGGACCGTCATCTTGACCAGCGGCGACACACCCGGATTCGGGTAGTCTTGCAGTTCGGCCGTACCCCACGCCTCCGAGACGTTATTCAGCGGGCGAATGACCAGCGAGGTGCCACGGGAATTGAGTTCCTGGTAGTCCTTGCCTTCTTCGATCTCCGAATAAAAGTCATCGACGTTGTAGGTAAGGTTCTCTACGCCGCCATCGTAATGCTCACGCACAGCCGCCTCGACGTTAGCGAGTAATACGGACATGGCTTTCTCCTTTTAGAACGGAAGAAAACTCAGCGTGTCCCGGTTTTGCCTTCGACGGTGGCGAGAAATCGCTTGTTGCGCTCTTCCACGCTCAACGGCTCTTGATCCTGGGCCTGTTGAGTTGGAGTTTCGCGCTCGCGAGCAAGTGCGCCATCGGCTAGAGGTTCGGGTCGCCGAGTCTGTGCATTGTCAGCGGCAGGCTGGTTGTACGTCTTTAGGTAGGCGGTGATGAGAGGCTGCTTGCGCAGAAGTATCTCAGTGGTTTTGGCTCGCAACTTGGACGCGGCTTTCAAGACCGCCCAGTTGTAGCCATCCCCTTTATCCGTTTGATTCGAAACCATGGCGTCAATCGACTGCATCAGCGGATCGCGCGACAAGTCGAGAGAGGCTTCCAGAATCGCTTCCTTGATGACGTTCACCTTCATTTTGGCGACGTCTTCAGGATCACCTTTGACGGGCAACAAGTTGAACCGCTTAAACACGGATTCACGAGCTTCGTTGAACTTTTGACCTAAATCTTCGACATCTGCCTTGATCTGGTCTGCTTTCTTCGAAGCCGCTGTTTCTTCCTGGGACTTGCGCAGTTCGGCAATCTCATCGTCGCGTTTCTTATCCGCGGCGGTTTGCGCCTCGCGTCGCGCTATCTCTTCAGGCGGCAGCTTTTTCGATGCCACTTCCTGAATTTCGTCCAAGTCGAGTTCCCCATCCTTAACCAGTTGCGCCACCATCTTGAGCTTTTCGCCTGACCAGTCCGGCCCCATCGCGGTCTTGATAACCGATTCGAGCAATTCCGGGTTCTCGTCAATTGCGCCATAAAACACGTTGGTATTCAGCATGCTCCGAAACTGAGGATTCGTTTTACCGATGTCCTCAAGGAACTGCTTAATCTCCGGCGCGTCCGGGCGCTGCGGCGAACTCAAAGCCACCGTGCGAAGAGTGTCGAGACGCTTTACTGCCTCTATCCCGCCCAGTTCGTCAATTGCTTCCGCGTATGGCTGAAACTTCTTTGCCACGGCGGCGGCATACGAGCGAACCCCTTTCGGGCTGTTCGGGAATTTCTTGTCCAGTTCTTCACGGCTGAGAAGTTCAAGGTCTTCGTCGTCAGCCTCAGCATCCTCTTCGGCTTTCGCGTCAGGGGCCTTGGCTTCAGGCTCGTCCTTCTTCTCGGCGTCCGGCTTTTCATCCGGCTTGGGCTCTGGCGTTTTGGATTCTGGTTCTTTGGTAGGTTCTTCGACTTTAGGCTCTGGCTCGGTTTTGCCTTCCAATATCTTCAGAAAGCCTTCGTTGCGAGCGCCTACAGGGTCAACTCCCGTGCCTCCAGCCGGCGTATCGTCCGTCTGGGCTGCGGTAGCAACGGCGGGCTCCGCTACTCCTGGTTGTCCGTCTGTGATTTCTTCTGACATAGTTTTCTGTTCTCGTTACGCCGCCACGCACGCGGAGAACTTCGGATTGCGCGGCGGGAATTGATACAAGCGAGAATTGAACACAGCGCGTGTCACAATGTCAACTTAAAATTTGGCGGGGTTATCTGGCGGGTCGTTTTGGCGCGTCCCCCATGGGGGAGATTTTCAGGAGATTTTCTTCGCTGGCGGGATGTCAGGATTGGTTTTGATGTAGTGGTGGTAAAAGGAGCCGACCGAGCCGCCTTCGCTGTGATTTGCGAGCATTCGGGCCGCCAGTTCGTCCGAAACGTCTGAATGCTCGTAAACATGCCCGCTCTTGAATTCGACGCGCAGAACGCCGCCTTCATGCGAAAACGCGGCGACATTCGACGACTTTGGGGTTTCAGTTCTAGGGATCATCCCGCAAACTCCGGTATTTTACTATTCATTTCCTGTTCCGCCTGCGCCGCCAGTTTCATACGCTCCAAACGCTCCTGAAACTGCTGCTCATCCTTCTGCTTCGCCATCTGGAATTCCTGATCCGACATTTGTTTCTGCGACTCAGCCGCCAGCGTTTTATCTTTCTCCGCCGCCTTGGCCTGAAGTTCCTTATCTTTGTCAGCCGACTGCTGCGCTTCGATTTGCGCCTTCGCCGCGCCCATCGTCTGCGCTTTCTCCATATCCGCCTGCTTCACAATATCAGAAATCATCTGAATGCGTTTCGTCAGCACGGACAGCAATAACTGGTCAGGATGCTCCTTCGAATGCTGAGCTATGATCTCATTGCTGAAAAACTGCGCGGCGTACTGAATGTTTTCACTGTTCGGCAGTAACTCAACGCCTGGCAGCGTCAAAATCTGCTCAATGACCTGCGGGTTCACTTCTGTTCCCGTCTCCGCCGTAATCACATATCCCTGACCGTTGCGCTCCATGTACTCGCAGGCGTCTTTGATCTTTCGCAGGATTTGCGTGTTGCGGCGCCGCTCGCGCTCAATGTTGTCCGGGTCGTAGTCAATCCGCGCAAACTGCGCGAACTGGACCCTGAGTTCAACCGGGATGTCAGGGTTCCACAGAATGCCGGACTGGATCGCCGCCCCGAGGCGCTCTTCCTTCTCCTGATGCGTTACCGGAATATCTGAGCCCGCCACCGTCTGATAACTCAAATCTCGCTCAACATCGAGGTTGCGGAACGCCTCAATGTCCTGGTCTTCCCATGACTGATCGCGCTTGAACAAAACTCTGCGAATTTGCTCGTTCGACCAGTAGCGCTGAATGAAATTCAGGTGTTGCTTGGCGAATTGAATCAGCGCCGCACCTTTCGACTTCTGCGATGGAATCAGACTCGACAATCCCCTCTGAGCAAGTAGCTGCTGGCCGCCCAGCGTCCTATTGCTAGGGTCGCCTTGCCCAACTACCGCTCGCGGCGCGCGGCCGATTTCCTCGCCACCCTGCTTAACCAGCGTCTCCCAGAGAGCAAACAGATCGCTGGAAAGCCTCGAAGGTTGCAAGTCCTCCGTGTACCACTTGATCGGATGGTTTCGCGCCGCGCCTTTCTTCGTGTATGAAATCCCGCCGGCGCGATTCTTGAAATCCTTCTTGTCCAGAATGAATGGATCGATGATTCGATGCGGGACCGAAGCGTGAGTTCCGTACTCATAGAATAGCGTAAAGAAAGCATTCGCCGCTTCCTGAATGTCGTTCAACTCCTGCTGACCTTTACCCCAGAAAGACGCGCCATTCATTAGCCAGAGGCCGGAAACCAACACTTCGTTGTGGGATTCATTATCTACCCACAGAACCTTCTTCCCGCACATCACCAGATAGAGGCCGACAAACTTCTTCTTTCCAAACGCCTCCGCAATGGTCTGGCCCTTCTTAATTTCAAACGGGCATTTCTTCGAGACTTTGAAGTCTGCGGGAGCCTTCCAATTCGCTACGGCAGCGGGTGAAATCCACCAGATTGACTCCTGCAGCAAGTCATCGTCATTCGCGCCTTGCTTGCCCTTTGTGGCGTCTTTGACCGTGGCGATCGAGCCGGACTCCAAAGCGTGCCACCACTTCACCGGATCCGTCCACGTCTTCCCGTCGCTCGCCTCCAAGCCCTCAACTACATCGTCGCCGTAGAGTTCTCGGAGTTCGTAGCGCCTTCCGAGGCGGTTCATGTTGACGAACCTGGCGGGACGCAAATCCCCACCGCGGCAGTTCACTTCGTCAACGCGAAACAGGAATGACGGATAGACGCCAAAGAAGTTATCGACTTCGGGAGCCTCTTTGTACTCGCCCTGAATCTCGACTTCGGTTTTGTCCCCCATGGGGGAATCGACGTAGGCGGCCATCTTTCCGCAGGCGGGACACTTTTGCTTCTGGCCGAGGTCGGCACCCTTTTCGGTGGCGAGGTTGACGGCGGGACCGGACGCCCCACACTCAGCGCATGAATACTCCGGCTCGTTTGTCTCGATTTCGCTCTTCTGGACGGTCGGCACTTTCATGCTGGAGCGGGCTTTTCGGGCAGTGCAGCCGGACACGCCGAACCAGTTGAAAGAGCACTGGCAATAAAGCGCCATCTTGTATTCTTCCATATCTGTCCAGAGCGTGTTGTAAACCTTTTCGAAAAGGGATTGGGCGACACGATCCCCGCCCATCTTCGCCGGGTCAGATGAGTCGGAAGAGATTTCAAGTTGAACGCGGGTGGAGAGCCAGTCGTTGCAGTGCGTCCAGATGACTTGACCGATGATCGGCCACTTCATCAGACCCTCGGAGGGGACTTCCTGGTAGGAGTTTAGGGACTTATCCCAAAAGCCGTGATAGTCGTTTTGTTCGCGACGGTGAAGCGTCACGCCAAGTGCGGTGCGATACTTTTCTCCGCCTTCGATGTCCTTCTCCCAACGCTGCGTGCGCACACGAAGCATCTCATCGAATTCCAGCGGCGTCTCTTCGTTGTCTTTAATGGGCATTTAGTCTTCGTACTGCGTAGCGAGAAACGACGTGTCGAACTCCATCTTCAAATTCAATCAGAATGGAATTCATTTTGCCGCGAGCCAGCACCTTGCACGGCTGGCCGTTACGCTCAGGAAGCCGACAGCGAAGCCGCCAGTAATGCGTCAACTCGCTCTCCCTTCTAAATGCGCCACGTCTGCGGGATCAAGTGAATTTACGTAGTCGCCAGTAAGCGGCTCGCTCTTTTCCGCCAAGTCCATGTTTTGCCGCTTCATCGCGATATCGTGAACCAATTTGCGCCTGCGCCCAAGTTCGCCTTCATACGACACGTTCAGCGGATCGCTCACTTCTCGAAGTTCCGCTTCCATCTCTTCCAGCGTTTGCTCGCGCTCTTCCGGCGTATCGCCCAGCATTTGCGCATGGAGTTTCGCGTCCTGAGTGGTCGGCAGTTCGCGCCACGTCAGCGCGCCATCGGCCAGCGCGGTCGCCATCTCTTTCCAATCAATTGCGTGCTGCTTTTCAGAATCGCGCTCTGCCGCAAGGTGTCGCAGTTCTTCGCGGCGCACGAACTTGGCGTACATCGCGATACCGCCGACGAGAAGAATGATGATGGCAAGGTAAATGGGCGTCATAGATAACCCTGTCTCCTTAGTCGCTCCTGATAATCCAGAAGCGCGCTTCCGGTCATACCAGATTTATCCTCATTTTCCAATCGTCTTCTGGCTTGATTCATTGCCGCCATCCGCCCGCGATAGTCCCATCCTGTCAGTTTCTCGACTTCTTCCGGCGCAAATGCAGGGTTCAGCGCCTTCATTCTGTCAGCCAAATCTTCTGCTTCGGACTTCGTTCCAGTCAGCGCGCCCCAGACGATTGCCGCTGCCCGAGCGTCGTCAACGAGATCATCATCCTTCTTTTCCGGCCGCATCTGACCGACAGGCTTTCCCGCTTCTTCTGGCGGGTAGTGATAGCCCTGAATCTGACGACGCAGATTCATCATACCCATAAAATCCGTTCCGGGCTCGACATAAGGCTCGCCGTTTTCCCTGAGCCTCAGTTCGCCCTGGCCGTCTTGAGTCACGATGATCATGCGCGTGTAGCCCATCACTCGCCGCGCCACGTTGCCATGCTGATCAAGAATTGGATCACGCAACGGATGCGGCTTGTCCTTGTGAATCACCGTGAGAAACTCGGTGATTTGAGCAATGCCGGATTCGTAGTCAGTCTTCCAGCCTTCAAATTCAAGCCCGTATTCTTCTGAGTAATTGACTCGCTCAGACTCAGCTTCATGGGAGTTCTGCCGCAGCGCCATTTTCCCGTCTTCATCGTCCGGCGCTTCAAACATGCGAACGTTATCGACAATCAGGCGGAACGTCGCTCCAATTGGCGCAAGCCATTCACGGAAGAAAAACACACAGTCAGAGAACCTTCGGTGATCCGGCAGTCGCCAGCACCAGAGCCATGCGTTCCTGTGCTTCGCGGTCGCGCCACGGTCATTGAAGCACGCTATCTCGCACTGGCCTTGCGGTATTCGCGGCCGCCCATCCCCGTCGTCGGGAAAGAATATCCCTTCCCTGCCCATCGCGCGCCGCAACTCCGACATCGTGATGACAGTATGAATCTCGGAATACATCGGCCACACGCGCCCAGGCTGCGAGGCTTCCGGGTCCATGTCGATTTCCTGCGCAATCAACTCCTTCGACATCTTCGGCCCGATGTAGCCGAACGGCAGCGAGGCATACCAGCGCGCGTCTTTCCACGGATGGTCTTTCCAGTTCAGCGTGAAAACGTTCGCGCCCTCAGAGATCCAATCCTCGTAAAACTGATTGAATTTGCCCTTGACCGACGAAATCTCAATTACCGACTTCGACGTACCGCCCGCCACCGAATCCTTCTGCGCATACCCACCATCAGGCCATGCCGCAAACTCGTCCATGATGACGACTGTAGCGCGCTGCTGGCGCCCAAAGTTCTTTACCGGCGCTTCCCCGGAAACTACAGAGCCGTTGTTCGGGTTCGCCAGCATCATTCCTGACGAATGTTTACGCCAGTCAAAACTCTCCGGCATCATCCAGGCCGGCAGGAGCCTGAGTTGCATCCTGATCTTCTCGAATAACGTGTCAGGATTCCTCTGTGAATCAACCAGGTCGTCTTTACGGGAAGACAGAAGCGCGGTAAAGCCGGATACCACTAACCACTTCAGCGCCGACCAGTCGCACGCAATGACAGTTGCGCCCATGTCCCGCGACTTCGGAGCCACGCCGGAAGACCTCTGGATGAACACCATGTCTTCCAGCCACGCAATGAACTCTTTCTGGCGCTCAAACGGAGATAGCGGGACGGTAGCGAGCCCAGAGTCGGCGCGCGGGTCGAATCCCCAGGCGTAGTATTCGAACCAGTGGATCGCGCCCTCCGCCCCGTCAGCAATCTTCTCGAGTTCGCGCTTTCGGTTCTTAATCCCGTCAAGGTATTTCAGGCGCTTCTGCGCGACATCGGCGGCGCGGTTGAGTTGCCACGCAACGAGGTCTTTCTGATACTCGCGGGCTTCGCGCTCAGTTTCGTTGCGCGCTTTTTTGATTAGCGCGGCGATCTTCTTTTGTTCAGCGGGGATTGTTTGCCGGGCGGCAATACATTGGTGGAGGGCGGTAATGAGCGGGTCGGGAGCCTTCAGGACGGACTTGAGACGCCCGCGCGCGGCCATGACGGTCGCGCGCTCAGATTCGTCCATGTGCGGCCAAAGTTCGGCGAGATCGTCGTCAGACCACGACTCGATGCCGGGGCGGTTAGGCAGGCCCACTGTCACTCTCCGGGAGTTCTAAGATTTTGTCCCCCAGTGGGGGAGACTTTTCCGCCGCTGCCCGCTTCGCCTCAGCACGCTGAATTGCCAACAAGGCTTTATCTTCCAACTCGTTCTTCGCCGCATCGGCTTCGTCTGGATTCACTGTATCATTCGCCTTCCCTTGCATCGTTTTCTTCATGGCAAGGATTTCCTTGGCGGTCTTCGCGAGGTCAGGCAGCGAGGCTTTCGACACTTTCCGATTAATGGCGTCAAAAATCAGGAACAGCGTCTTGTCCAGCTTCTCTTCGACGTTGCCTTTCCAGATCGTAACAAGTTCGCGCGTCGCTTCGTCAAGCTCTTCGACTTTCGCGCGCTTCAGCCAGTAGCGACAGGTTCCCGGCGATATCTTTACCTCTGTCGCCGCGCGGCGCAGGTTCCCTTCATGCTTTTTGTACGCCGCGAAAAACCTATCGCGGTCAGCCTGAGAGTGCTTGGGAATGAAGTTTTGGCCGGGCATTATTCGATGATCTTGTCGATGCGCTCTTTCAGGGCATCGCGCTTCTCTGCGGGGAGTTTCTTCAATCCGCGGCGCACCTTCTTCTTCAGCATCGGAATCAGTTCCTCTTTCTGCTCTGGCTTCGCCTGTTCGACCGCTTCAACCGCCGTCTCCAAGGGCAGGGGAATGAACGACGATTGCAGGGCGCTGAACTTACCCTTTTTGTGCAGTTCTTTCAAGTCGTCTTTCGCCAGTTTACCTTCTTCAATAAGACGCTCAATCTCGTCATCCTGGTCGTCTCCGGCGCGCTGGCGCTTAACGATTTCTTTCTTTAATTGCTGGCGCTCAGGATCAGCGGCTTTGGGAAACCCATTCGGGAACTTTTCATTGTAGTAATCGCGGATGACCTCTTCGGTTGCCGTATGATATTTACCTTCCTGAAGCCCCATCGAATTCACGAAAGACTCCCACCATGCATCGTCTGTATGGCCTTTCAGGCTAATCGGCATCGGCGACTTGACGAAGCTTTTGATTTGCTCGGCGGCATCAACCTTCTGGCCGCGATCATCGCGTCCGGTCAGCGCTGTAATGCCGGCCACAGAGACAGGCGAGAGACGGTGATAACTAAACCCGCGCGGGTCCGAAATCAAATGCACAATATCGGCCGGGACGGTACGCACGCCGAACCAGCGCTTTTTATACATGATTCGAAACATGTTCTCCGGTTCCCAGTGATAGTCATCGTCCAGAAGTTTATTCAGGATGCGCGCTGACGTGTACTGGGTTATCGCCAAAAGCCCGAGCGCGGCCAATTGTTCGCGACCGTGATACTTCACCTGCTTGCCTTCCGGCGTTGCCAGTATCTCCGGCTTGATCGCCTGGGCGACAAATCTCGCGCGCGCCTCCAAAAAATCCGGTGCCAGCAGGAACACTCGTAGCGCGTCCTGATACGACGGATTGCGACCCATGTACTTATAGTTCAACTCGCCAAAGGCCGCGTTGGATTGCTCGGCCGTCATCTCCGCAATCTGGTCGGGGTTCAGGGTCTTGCCGTAACGCTTCGTATTTCGTTCGTAAGCGTGCAGCGCCATCGTCATCTTCAATTCGGGAATGAAGTCCCGGAAAAGGTAATCCTGATAAGGCTGGAAAATTCGACTGCCAAGAATGGGTATCTTGTTCGTCAGGTTTCCGCCCGTCAGCCCTTCGCTGAACTCTTCCATTCCGTCAAAGGTCGCTACTTGAAGGCCGCGCTTAATCAGCAGACTTTGCGTCGGATCGTCGAAATTCAACTTAATTCGATTCAACGGATTGACCTTGTGTCCGAGCGCGTGAATTCCTTCTTGAACCTGGTGGAATCCCGAGAGCGAAAACATAGTGCCCTTAATGGTCGTTTGGGCGGTTTTGACGCCGCGCGCAATTGTCGGCAGCGTATCCTTCCCCGAAAACCATGAGCGCCCCAACACGTTCTTCAAATGTCCATACGCTTCCGGGTGAACCAGCATGTCGCCCTTCATAAAAATAGGCGTCTTGTTCTCTCCCTTCGTGTTCATCAACCACTTCCAGCCGCGCAAGGCAGGGTGATCGACAACGCGGTAGTCAGAAAGGTCAAGCGGTTCTTCCTGCATCGCCTTTCGGGCGACCGCCGTAGGCATGCTGGGCTGCTTCGTATGAGGGCGAATCACATACTGTTCGGGCGGTTCTTCGCCTTCGGGCACAGCCGCGCCACTTCCGGAGATTTCTACTAATGGTCGTCCGTCGCTGGCCTTAGAACCATGCAAACTCAGAATGAATTGCCGCGAGAAGATCGCCCGGTCGAGGCTCTGATTGTAAATGGAAAGCAGCGTCCCAATGTCCTTCGATAGCGGTTTGCGGCCTATCTGCTCGCCTTCGAAGAAACTGTCAAAGATGCGCTGCTTGGCAAACCGAAAGTTGGGCTCCAACAATCCTCTTTGTACATCTGCCATCAGATTCTTTGTAACTTCGTTCGAGCGCGACCATGCCTGGTTGACGTAGTTCTCAACGACGCCATTCAGAATCCCGGCCGCGTGCGCTTCCTGCCAGCGCGACTCGTAATACGACGAGATATTATTCGCCACCGTCTTCTCTTCGTCGGTCAATCTCTGCGCCTCTTCATATCCCATGCGAAGCCGGAGTTTTGACGCTGCCGCCCGTTGCGCTAAGACAGTGAGGTCGCCGCCAGCCTGAATGTAGTTTGTGATGGCCTCGCGCCGGAGTTTGCTCGGAATCTGCTTCTTAATCTGCTTCGCGAACTGGCGCGTTTCGTGATCGCTCCGTTGCGCCGCGTACAGGAAGTCGCCAAGGTCTTTCTTGTACTCCGTCACCTCGGGGCGGGTCAGCACGGCCTCGCCAATGGCTTTCATGCGCGCCAGACTGTTTACTACCCAGTCCTTGCCTTGTGAGGCTTTGTCGGCGGCGTCCAGCGCAGAGGCGGTCAGGTTGCGCATGCCTTTGCCCTTCGGGAGTTTTGCGATGGCCTCGGACAATTGCTCTATCGTGCTCGCAGCCGGAACGTCGCCTTTGGCCGCAGCGCCGGGACCAAAACTGAGTCTCTCCCCCATGGGGGAATTTTCGGCATTGCCCTTAAACTTGGCCTGAGCCTCGTTGGCTGTGCCTTCCTCAATGGTGTAACCCTGCTTCTCTAATACCTGTTTGTAGCGCTCAAAAGCATGTAGTGGCACCCCGGCCATCGCCTCGCCGTGACGCTGAGTTTTGGTTATCTCTAGCAATTTAGCGGCGACCACGGCATCATCACCGAAAAACTCCATGAAGTCCCCGAGACGATAGCCTTTGATTGTTTTCTTGGCGACAGCAGCGGGAGCCTCTTCTACCGCCGGAGTTGCTGTGGCTCCCGTTTTCGCTTTTGCAGCGAAGCGAGGAATGCGTATACCGCGCTCGGTTTGCTCTGCGGCGTCAAAGTCAAATCGTTTATCTAATCCCTGAATCTTTTTAAGCGCGTCAACCTGCCGTTGCGTTTTCGCGATGACTGCCTTTACCGATCCAACGTATGAAGAGTCAACACGATACTCAGTGCCGCCGCCCATCTCTTTAACGATACCAAGCATCGGCTTTTCACCTGTACGCTCAAATCCATTAACCAGTCGAGGGTCGAACTCCAGAACCACTCCGCGCCCGCCCTGTCCCAACGCAAGATCAAGGTTGTCGCTTACGTCAATGGAGTGCGAGCGTGCGTTCCATCTCTCAAGTCGGGGTATTAACTTGCGAGCATTATCCAGAGACGTTTCGTGGTAAACCGACTCCACGTCTTCGGGCAGAATCTCTTTAAGGTTCTTTTGCCATACGGCACGCGAGCGCGTGTCGGGAATGCCACTAATCTTCTGCCCCTGCTCCCATCGTGGATCGTCAGGGCCAATCGTTTTCTCTGCTCTCAGGAAAGCATCAGCGTGCCCCTGACGAGTATGAGGCTTCTCAATCTGGGGTGCAGGCGCACGACCGAGCGCGTCTCGTGTCGGCTCTGAAGTAGAGGGCACTACCTTCTCAGGCCGCGATGAAGCCGCTTCTTCGTTGGCGATTCTGCTCACTTGGTCGATCAGTCTTTCGCCTATTTCATCCGCCGCGCCCATCCGATCTCCGTATCGGGTCTTATCCTCGATTCGTTGCGCCCTCAAGTCCTCAATCGTCGTCAACAACTTTGCTGCCCACGGCTCGTTAGAGTCTCTAAGCGTTGGCTCAATTTCATTCGCGATGTCGTCAGCGGTCGCAATACGATAGTTATCTGAGCCTTCATCATATTGCCGCATTACATCACGTAGATACGCGCGTTCGCCTCCATCCGCGCTCTCAAGAGGCGCGCCTTTCCCGCCTTCAAGTTCTCGTAAGAGTTTCAGTTTGTCAGGGCTGGGAGTTTCGCCTATCAGCGAGCCTTGGCGCGCGTAGTCATCTACCGTCATGCCCTTTTCGCGCAATCGAGCAAGCGTTTCCAAGGCCGCTGCCTTCTCCGGGTTCTTAGCCCGTTGGCGCGCCTGTTCTTCCTCAATCAATTTCGCGCGCTGATCTGGCTGCCTGGGCGGTGGAGCAGTTTCCTGCTCTAGCCCTTCGGAGACGAAGCCAAGTTGTTGCGCCGGGCTTTCAGAAGGACCTTGGCGAGATGGTTCCGGCGCGGATCGGGCTTGCTCTCCTTCGGCAATGATGTGGCTGACGTCTTGCTCGCTGACGCCGTACTCTTTGGCGACTTCGCGGAAGGCTGTAATGTCTGATTCATTGGCTTCTCCATTGATTACTTTGTCGTAAGTTTTGCCTGCTTCCGGATGCTCCATCAAGGAAATCAGGTTGTCATAACTCGCCATTTCGTCGGGGAACTCTTTGCGATATTCCGCGTCGAAATCAACGTCTTTTTCAGTTGACCATGACTTAAAAACGCCGCGATGATCGTTTTCCACGGCCTCAAGAAACTTGTTCGGGTCAACGTCAAAACTCAGCCCTCCGGTTCCTTCAGCTTTGCTGACCGTTACCCAGTCCCCGCGGTAGCCCTCTACGGCCATCTCCATTGCGAGTTGCTCGACTTTAGTGCCGGAGCGGTTGTTTACCAGCCCGGTCGTGCCAGTCTCGGTATTTGTCAGGCGCGAGAGGTTGCCTTTGTTGCCGGCGTCGCGATCCATCTTAATACCGCCCGCGGCACGAACGGCCTGAGATAGCGACATCGTTTGCGTGTCTACGGCGCGAGAGCGCGGCTTGTACGGCTTGACGGTGGTGACGACAGGCTCGCCTGCGGCTGTCGCTTTTTTGATTTCCGCATGAGTTAGAGTTTTAGGCGCGGTGGTCGTCTCAACTTCTTTAGGTGGCGTCGCAACGGCTTTTTCCTGCCCCTTGAAGCGACCTTCCAGCATTTTGACGATATAAAATTTTCCGCCAGCGACCATTTCTTCCTTGCCAGTATACTCAGCCAAGTCGCCCTTGAAATAAGTCGTCGGCTTCTGAGTAGGCGCGCCTTCCGCCTCGACTTCTTTTTCGATTTGCGCGCGTTCTCCTGGCGTTGGCTCCAGCGAAGTCGTCTCGCCTTTTCCGGCCTTAACGGGCTTGCTCAAGCGCTCTTCGAATCTCTTCGTGAACTCGTCGTCCAACAGCCGATCAATTTCTGCGCGCGCTACCGCTTCGCCACTTGGTAGAGTTTCGGCTTGTGCTTCTTTGACGACTTGGGTTTCTTGGGCGCGTCGTTCAGCATCGCCGACATCACGTGGATGGGCAATTTCCCTTGGTTCGGGTATTCGCGCTCCCACCTCGCCGCGATCTCCGGGTGATTCGCCCACAGAAACCGCCTCTGCGCTTCGCTCTTGAACGGCATCGCTTCCCTCCGTTTTGAGTTTTTCAATCTCTGAAATTATGCTGGCTTGCGTCTCCGGCGACATGCGCTCAAATCCGGCGCTGTCACGCAACTTTTCCAGTCCGGTAACTCGCTCCGTGTTCGGGCGCTGCGCAAACTCTTCCAGCGGACGAATTACCTGCGAATGCTCCGGCGACTCGACTTCGAGTTTCCCACTCTGGATATCCTTCAAGTCCCCAATCTTCGCCTCGCGTACCGCTTCGCCTTCACGGACTCTGACCGGGCCGCCCAGCGCCGCAAAGGCTCCCATCGGAAGCGCCTGTCCCAACGCAGTTCCCGGCTTTTGTCCAGACGCAATGCCCTGCGCGGTCGGAATTGCCGTCCAGACAAGAAACTGCCCAGCGCGACCGATCGACGCCGTGGCGCCCATGCCAAAGTGATACAGCAAACCGGTGGCTCCGCCTTTCACCAGACCGGTTACGCCTTCTTCCGGTTTCGACGATAGCGCGCCCCACAGTGGCAGATTCAGCGCGCCCAGCGCCTTGCCGCCGATTATCAGCTTCGGAAGTTCGACGACCATCCCGCCAGCGCCGCGAAGGACGCCTTGACCAATTTCATCCACTATCCCTTCCGGCGCGCGCGAAGATTCGGCGATGTTCCTGTCCGTCTCGTCGGCGACAGAGCGCAAATAGCTTGACGCTTTTCCTTGCGCCTTGGGATACGCCATCTGAATTAACTGGGCAATCGGATTGGCCGGATCGCGACCTTCCAATTCCATGTAACGCGCTGCCTGGCGCAGCGTCTCGGCCAACGCCGCCGCCGTACCTTCGCCAACGGGTTGCAAGGTGTCCCGAATTGCCACTTTCCATGCAGGCATGCCCTCAATGGCCTTTTCACGCTCAAGCACGGAAGCATGGGGCGCGGCCGGAACACTGATATCAATCCCTCGCGCCTTTAGTCTCTTTTCCAGCGATGGATCGCCTGGCATCACAGTGCGATTCTTTTCTTCAGCGATGATGCGCTGTTGCTCCGCCGCGCGACGACTGGCCGACCTGTCCACCGGGATCATTGGATTGCCGCCAAAGCCCGGCTCCGCTGGCAAATTCGCTCTCTCAGCATAAACAGGCTTCTTCACCAGCATGTCGTCGCTGATGCCAGCGCGCTTGCGCATGATCGCCTGATAGTCCGGCGACTCGACGATCTGCTCTCCGCGCGCCTTCCGAACCTCATCGTCCGCCGCGGCGTGAACCGCCATCAGCGCAATCTGCCTTTGCTTGCTGGCCGGCAGGCTTCCTATCGCCGCTAACGTCTGCGGTCCAAAGTGCCAGGCAATGTGCGCGGCGAGTTTGTCGGGAGCGTTTTTCGCCAGCGTGGCGGTCTGTTTTTGTAGCGCGGCCTCAGCACTTCGTCTTTGCTCGGCAGCAACAAGTTGCTGTCTTTGCTGCTGGATTTTCTTTGGCAGTTTTTCGACTTCATCTGGTGAGTACGGTGCCCGCAGCATCGCGTCATGCAGGCTCTTTGGTAAAACTTTTCCTTTTGTGGCCGGGTCATTCAAAAACTCAAGCCCGATATCTGCAATCCCTTTTGTCAAATCTTCGGGCGAGGCGTCAGGATTTTGCGCAAGAAATGTCTGAATCTTGACAAAGGTTTGCGCGTTCGCTTCATCTGCCAGCGCCGCATCAACTTTGCCGCCTTTCGTGTTTCGGCGCACAAAGTCAATGTAGGCTTGCTGCGCTTCCGGGCCTGCGTTGCCGATTTGACCGAGCGCGCCTGCCCATTCCTTATCGAAAGGCTTGATCGGCTCGTCACCTGTCTCGGCGGCCGTGAACTCGTCCGTGGCGCGTGCCGGCTTGGGCGGCGGCTGATAAGTTGGCGCGGTCGGCAACGCTACCGCAGGGATGCTCGGCGGCACGTCCGGGACAGGCACGGCGGGCGTTGGTGCCGAATCGTAGGGCTGAACGCCGTATGTCGGAGCGACCGTCCCACCTTGAGGGCTGATCGTATCGCTAGAAGGCGGAATCGTATCGCCGGGAGCCTCACTTTCCCCCATGGGGGACACGCCCAGTATTTCATCCAGCGAGTCTCGCGAGACATTAACCCTGTCAGCCGGAAGCGCCATGTGCCACGGCTCGTCACTGGGAATATGAAGCCCGCGCTCGCTCGCGAACTTATTCAACAAAGAATGGAGTTTCCCTTTGTTGGCTGGCGAGCTTGACCAGTCGATCGCTCGTGCCTGCTGATGTGGACTGACTTTCACGTACCCGTCATTTCCTTTCGTTGGGTAGCCGTGAGTGTGAAGATAGTTCTGGCGCTCAGCCGTGCGATACCCGCTTTTGATGTAGGCGTCAGGCACGCCATTCTCGCGAGCATAGTCCATAAACGCTCTGGCGTGAGCGCCCATGATGGGATTCCTTTCTTCGATTTCGATGAGTTTGCGGTCGGTGCTGGCCGCAGGAGTAAACTTCGGCGGACTTAGAAGTCGGTCAATTTCTTCGCGGGATTGAGACATTGCATCGTCTTACTTCTTGCGGCGCTTCACGGCGGCCTCGACTTCGGCTTGGGTTGGATGCGAACCGTCAGCATTCACGGAATTGGCGTAATACGCACGAAACTCGGCGTCGGTCATCGCGCGGAGACTTCCTGCGGTGATGCCTGACTTGGCTGTCTTCCCTGTTGGCGGGGTCGGCACGCCTACATTCACGCCGCCTTGCGGCGCTTTATCGACTTCCGCGAAGAGCGCGGTGGCAGCGGATCGCTTCTCGCGCGCTTCCTTCCTAAGTTTTTCAATATCAGCCGGATCAAGTCGCGCGCTAAATGGCTTTCCCTCTTCGGCTTTAATTGAACCTTCAATGCCGTCAGCGACACTTTGCAACGCGTAAGCCTCCGCGCGCTTACCCTCAATCCCGGCATCATACTTCGATTTTCCAAGATTCAAGGACGCCTGCTCAACCTGTAATCGTGCGGCGTTTATCTGAGCGTTGAAAGTCTGAATCTGTTTCGAGAAGTCGAATTTCTCGCGACTGAATTCGTAATTCCGTTTGCTGCTCAGAGTTTCCCCTGTGTCCAAGTCACGCTTCTCGCCAACGCCTGTAACAGCCTTCTCGCCTTCCGGCGTTTCCACGTAAGCCCAGTTACCCTTCGGATCACGTTGCAACGTGTATTTCAAATGCCCGTCAGGGTCTTCGATTTCGACGCGAGGCTGCCCCTTACCGCGTGCGGCGTTGTAGGCGGTCGGATCAATATTCAGTCCTGCTTCCTTGGCCTGGTTCAGCAATCGAGCATGCGTGGCGTCCCCTGGATCGATGTAGCCCAGCCGATCCAACTGCGCCAGCAAAATGCGCTGTGTGCTCGTCAGCGATTTCGTCTTCGCCGCGGTCTGGCGCTCTGTCAGATTCTTATAACCAAGATCGGTCAGATTTGACCGCCGCGTGATATTCGAGGCGGTGTTCGCGTACTTTTCCGCCCGAACAACATCTTCTTCCCGCTGCTGCACGTCATACATCTTCTTGATTGCGCCGGGGAGTTTAGGGCGAATCGCGCCGGAGACGGCGCCGCCGCCAAATGCTCCAAGTTGGCGCGCGACATCTGCCCACGTGCCCCCTGCCGGAGCCTGCCCCATAGCGTAAGCGCCCATCTTGAGCGCGGCTTTGAAGCGGTTCTCCTTTTCTACGGGCGCATCCCGGGTCGCCTTCAATTGATTCAGAGCGCGGGAAAGTTCGGCTAATGCTGGATCGTCATAACCGGCTGGCTGCGGCGCTGGCGCGGAAGATCCGGCGGGCGCGACAGGCGTGTCCCCCATGGGGGAAGAAATCGGCGGACGTGGAAAGGCGCGAGGGTTTGGGGAAGCATCGCCGCCAACTGGCATGACTGCATAAGTATTACCCACAGGCACGACCGCCGTGGCCGCCACGGGCTCTTTCGGGGAAGGTAAACTCATCGCCACGTCTTGCTGACGCCGCTTTGGATCGTCTTCCCGCCTGCGTTGGACTGCGTAAACGCTCATTGACGTGGAAACTAGCATGAGACTTGCTTGCTGGGCAATGATTACGTTACAGTGCGCGCGATCGCAAGCCATGCGATCCTCCTTTGGTTGGTGGTTAGCGGGGACGGTCTGACACAGCCGCCCCCGCCTTTTTATGAATCAAATCTGGCTTCGACACCAAAACGGCAATGGCAAAAAATTCGGAAATAACTGCGAGGTCTCAGATGACTCATTCCTCGATCGCTCAAGTTGCGTCGGCGACAACGCCGAAATCTTCAACTCCCGTGTCGTCGATGGCTCCGTCATCTCCGACAACGCCCGCGTTTCAGGTGCTCTCATATCCGGTTCTAATGTACGGGATAACGCTTGTGTCATGGGTTATCCCATCGCCGAAATCTCCGGCTGCGACCTCAGCGGCAACACCCGCGTCTGGCAATCGCCAAGACTCCAAAACGTAACCCTTCGAGATGTCAGCGTGTTTGGCGACGCGGAACTTTATGGGCCGTGGGAGTTGAATGCGGCTGTGCGGATTCACGCCGGCGCCTGGTCGCAACCGCCGCGCTGGCGGCTAATCCAAGGCGAGAACATTCATGTCGTGATTTCAGAGTGCGTGGAAGATAGATTTCACGTTGGATGCTTTTGTGAACCGTACAGCGAGTGGGCGCGGCCGGGGTATCGTGAGCGGCTCGGCGCACGGGCGGGCTGGACGCCAGAGCAGATAGAAATCGGATTCGAGTGGTTCACGCGATGGCGCGCTAACCCTTCATAAGCGAGACGACGATGGGGCCGCCTATCAGCAGAAACGCCAGCAACCCCGCAAAGAAAGCGATGCGCCCCAACTCTGCGACCTTCGCGTTGCTCGATAGCGCATACACCAAAGCGCCAATCAAACAAATCAGCAATGGAAGAAAAATAGTCATTTTCACAGCCCTCCCGTGCGCCCACTGTAATTCACTCTATCGGTGACGGCAAAGGAAATTCTTTTAACAATGTCCTAGTCGCCGGTCAGCCGTTTCAGATTTCCACGCTCTCGCGCTACTTCCACTTGCTGCTCCAATAGCCGAATGGTGACGTCTCGTTGCTCCAGCTTCCGCTCGACGAGAATCGTATACCGATTCATCTCTCGCAACATCTCGCCCGCTGTCATGTTCGTTTTGAGTTGCAGATCGTCCCGCTGCGCTTCTGCCAGCCCTGCCTCTGCGTCCGTTTTATGAATCTCGGATGGTAGTTTTTTCTTACTAATGTGAACGGTCAGGTAGGTTGCAATAGCAGAAAACGTTGCAGCGATGCCTGCGATGATAGCGGTGGGCCACGTCAACACTGATACTGGAGGTGATTCCATTTATCATGAGGCTGCGAGTGTTTTCATGCGACGGTGAATCTGCTCCAAGTCACCGTATTTCAGATCCTCGTGGGGTCGGCACAGTCGCTCGGTAAAGGGGCACACTACCGGGAATTCGCTCTGTCCCTGTTGCCGGTACATCTGTTCAGCGTCCGAATAGGGGAACTGGTTGCCGCCGAACACTACCTCTGCTTGGGGAAGGCTGACGTCCACCGGCCCCTTCTTGTAGAACGCCGCCGAACTACAGGCTCCGCAGATAGCTTTGGCCGTGGCTTCGTTGGTGCAAATGGATTGCAACACAAGGCGAGTGCCATCAGGTGCCACGACGGTCGGCAGTCCGTGTGCGTGGCACCAGCGAGCAAACCGCAGATAGACTTGCCAGAACAGGAATCTCTGCCACCAGTTTAGGTGCTTCGTGTCCCTGGTCAGGTCAAAGGCTGCGTAGTTATTTTTTACCGTCTCGGCCAGTGCTGCCATCCGTCTTGTCCTTTGAGGGCTTCTTGCCCTTGTCGTCGGGGGCGGGCTGGCTGCGTCCTGGTCCACCAACGGTAGAACCGCCGCCCGGATCGACAGGGGGATCGGGTGGCGGGTTTTGCTGGCAGAGGATGGTGCTGATGAATTTCATGACGTGTTCTCCTTCTTAGGGCTTTCCATGTTCTCTTGAAATACGTTTGCGGCCGTCTCGATCCGTTCACGAATCAGGTCTGCGACTTCTTGCGCCACCATGAGCGTAACGCCCAGCCTCTCCATGATCGTATCGCGGATAATATCTGCTTCGCCTCGGCGGCCATCTTCTTCCATTCGGTTCTTTCTGCCCCGCTGTCCAGATACTCGAAATACGTGTTTAGGCAAAACACTCCTACGATAAAGAGGATGAAGATTAGCATCTACTTGGACGCCCTGTGATCGTTACCAAACGGCATAGCCTGTGAAAGCGTAACCGGCTCATACGTGGGAGCGTCAGCCTTCCCATCCAACTCCCGCACGATCTCCACCGCTTCGTCTTCGGTGAAGCCGTCCAGCCCTATCTCGGTCGCTTGGCGCGACTCGCAGTGGACGCGCTCTACTACCGGAACGCCAGCACCTTCTCGCTGTTGCTCTACGGTTTCATACGATGTAATTGATTTAGTCGCCATACAAATACCCCGCACCGTGGCAGTTGGAACACATCGCCCACTCCCACAAGGTAGCAGTGAGCCAGTTACGGAAGCCGCCGCGTCCGTGACAGCGATGACAGAGCGTTCTCATCTTACGCCTCAGTTTCCGCGATCAGGGCTTCCAGCTTCGCGGCGTCAGCGGCATTCAACTCCCGCGCCGCTGCCGTCAACTCCGCGTCCGTCATCCCCGTTTCGTTCTTGAGCGCGGCGTAGGCCCGCAGGGCGATGGGAACGATGTCGCCGCCAATCTTTATCGCGGCGTTGATGAGCGCCAGGATTGAGGTAATATTTTCGTTCATTTTTTCACCCCCGCTAATGCCACTTGGATGATTGCCACGGCTGAATCAAGTGCGGAAATAGCTGAATCGAAGGCAAGCGACCCGTCCTTCGACTTAATGCCAAGCACGCCGGTCGCTTTCAACTCCTTCACCGCGTCTTCGACAACCTTTAGTTGGGCGATCAGGTCGGCTCTAACTCCCGGCGTGTCTGCCGTGGCCGCCTCTGCTTTGTCGATCAAGACTTTGTTGCCAGAGTTCACTTTCAGCAGCGCCTTGGCGATCTGGTTTGTGCGCGCCTTGTCGATTACCCCGTCATGGAACAGCGTGGTCGTGGTGTCCACTGCTGCGTCGGTGACGACCTGGATGCGATAGGCCGCTTTTCGCGCCTCGCGTATTTTGTCGCCGCCGCACGCTTGGGAAACAAGCGCGCAAAGAACGATAACGGGGATTAAGTAACGTCTGGTGTGCCTCATGAGTTCTCCTTTGCGACTTCGGCCTTTGCCACTCTCTCAGCCACGTCGGTCTTGGTGTCCTGCGGGTGAACAGTTACGTCGGTCGCGATTACCTTGTCAAGCAACTCCTTGGAACTTCCCTGCGGCATCTTGAGTGCCAGCATGATCCGCTCCTTCACTTTGTACTTTTCAAACAGCGACCAGAACGCCATGACCACGCCGCCGATGATGGCCGCTACCGTGGACTCCCACAGATCGTTGTCAACGATCCCTTTGCGAATGAAGTAGCCACCAACGAGCGCCAGCGCTAGGCGAACAAGGGACGTGATCCAGGCATTAACAATTGAAGTTGGGTTCATGCGTCTTTTCCTCCACCGCGAACGATGTCAGAAAGACCCACGGGTTGCAAGTGGAATCTATCTTAGTAGTGGGTGGCGAACTGAAAATGCATGGGGTCTTTGCGCGATAAAAAGTCGCCACCATAGAAGAATCCAGCCGCGCGCCAGATATTTACAATGCTCTCTGGCATGCGCTTTTTCGATCCTAACGGATACCGCGAGGCCAGCATGTCAATGGCGATTCCCCATGAGTGACAGGATGGATGGGACGCTTGGCCGCGAATCGGTCGGCGCGCGTAAATACCATTAAACTCCAGAAATTGCCCAGCGAGGCCAGCCTTATGGATTTCTTCGAATGCATACACGAAGTTATCGACCAGCAACCGGTGACAGCGCGTCTTCGTCACCGGCTTGCCTTCGTACTTCAAAGGGTAGGGAAGCGCGAAACTGACAATGTTCCGCGCTTCAAACTTTGGATCGTCCAACGAGCCAAAGACTTTGACGATCTCGTCCCGACCGATAGGGGTGGCTTTCAACATTACTCGTCTTCGGTAGACTCGGGCTGGGCGAGTTCCTTGGCTTTGGCCTTCTCGGACCCGTGATCAATCCACGCCTCGATGCCGTCGCATTTGTAGTGCTCTTTGCCCTGCGCCTTCATCGTTTTCAGAAGATGCTCTTGGGCTTGTTTCACGCGCTGCGAGGCCGCGCCGCGCTCGCTATTGGCGGCGATCAAAGCGCCAGCCGCTTCGTCGATTTCCGGTATCCCTGGGTTTTCCATCTCCGGTAATCGCGGGTTTGGTTTCTTTGTTGCTCCTGCCGTAGCCATGGGTGTGTCCTTTCTGATTGTGTCTAACCATTTATCGGTGGGTTGAGTGAAATTCATTTGCGGCCATTGACGACCTGACGGCCGCTATCAGGCGCTCTGCCATGAACGTGCGCCGTCACCGCACGGCCTGAGCTTCCGGCGATTTGCGCGCCGGGGCGGGATTCGAACCCGGCAGGCGGGCGCTTCATGGCTCAGGCTCGTGCTCAACGAAATGTTTTTCCGCGTGCTCCACCAGCGCCCTGATCCTGTGACGCAAAGTCCACTCTGGCTCGCTTCCGGCGCGGCCACTGGCGTCCAGTGATGCCTTTAGCATCTTCCAACCAGCGAGCGACATAGTCAGTTCCATGGTGAAATGAACGCCATCAGGATTAGTTAGCGCGAACTTAGCCGATAAACTCACAACCCCTCCAAATCTGGCTCCTGCGGTTTCCCGTCCTTGCTCCAAACCAGATTCATTTCCCCTGGCTTGAACTCCGGGCACGTATCCGCGTGCATTACACAGTGCTCGATCGCGGCGTCGTTCGACTTGTAAACCTTCCCGCCCAACGCTCGAATCTTTTTCACGATGTCGATGATCTCAAATCGCATCCGAAACTGCTGCGGACGTTTCGCCGGGCCTTTTACGCGCCCTTTCCTGATTTTTGGGTCCTTGCGCCGCGCCAGAAGTTGATCAATTTGCGTCTGGCTGACCCGGCCTCTGCTGGGCTGCCGGGCAATCAACCCTTTTTTCATCAGTTGGTAAAACGTGATGTCGGTGTACTTCGTGATTTCCGACATCTCGTCCAGCGAGTACGTTTTTTCTGGCTCACTTTCCCCCATGGGGGACTTTTCGGGTTTCGGTTGCGTCATCGGCGCTGACGATAACAAAGCAAACCTCCCTCTTGCAATACGTTTTTTACCACAGTAAGATGGGCGCGCCGCCTGTGACGCCGAGCCGTAAAAAGCTCTTTCCATCGGAGTGACGACATGGCCTGCGCTGCTTTGGGGAAACCGGCGCTGGCAAGTCTGAAGCGCGAAATCATCCGAGCAGGCGGCGTAAACGGGCAGGTATGACAGGCGCTTTGAGGTAAGCACGCTCGAAAGGGCTACAGGCTGAATTGAGTGGCTTGGAGAGCCTGCCCGTAAAACTTCCATGAAACGCTCCGCCCCAATGAAACGGACGCCCATGAAGCGAACCCGGATGCGCTACAACGCGCCGGCCAGGGATTCGCGCCGCGATCTCGAGCGCATCTTGGACGCCCTGACGCGGAAAATCGTGCTCGCGCAGGAATTCAAGTGTTTTACCTGCGACGCCTTCGAAGGGCTCGACTGGGGACACCTCTTTACCCGGACGTGGCGCCCGACCAGGTGGGACGTGGCGCGGGACGGGAACAATCACGCCCAATGCTGGCCCTGCAACAGTCTGCATGAGGAAGAACCCCATCACTACACTGACAAGTTCATCGAAACCTTTGGCGAGCCAGCCTACGACGCTCTGGACGCCCGCGCCCACAGCCACCACAAATTCACCATCATCGAACTTCACGACATGATCGCCGAACGCGCGGCGCTACTGGAGAGGTTGCAAAATGGCTCAAATTGACGAATGGCTTGGCTGCTACAAAGGCGGCTGGAAGGGTTTGATCTGCGACGAAGCGTTCGCGCACCCTGCCAAATACTCACGTAAACTCATTGAACACATCTATGAGCACGTCATCGCGGAAGGGTGGGCGCGCCCCGGCGATTCGGTCGTGGACCCGTTCGGCGGAGTTGCTTTGGGCGGGTTCGATGCCATGCGCCACGGTCTGAATTGGACAGGCTGCGAGTTGGAGGCAAAATTCGTCGGGCTCGGCAACCAAAACATAGATTTCTGGAATGAGCGATTTTCACGTCTCCCCCAGTGGGGGACTGCGCGGTTGCTTCAGGGCGATTCGCGGAATCTGGCGAGCGTGATTCGTGAGGCGCAATGCTGCGTTTCGAGTCCGCCTTACATCGAAAGCCTCAAGCCTGAAACCGAAGAACAGACCGCGGCAAAGCAGCGCCGCATTGCTGAATCGAAGTCGCGTTACGACGGGCGAAAGTTAGAGCAGCCTTCGCCAGGCAAAGCGGGATTAGGCGGCGGCTACGGAATCACTGAGGGCAATTTGGGCGCGATGCCGCCGGGCGATCTATGCGTCACCTCGCCGCCTTACGTTGGTTCACTTGCTAACGCCAAAAACTACGCGGATCCGGAGAAGGCGCAGGCCGACAGCGAGCGTGAGTTCATGCAGCATCGAAGCTCAACCTACGCCGATCTTCGCTACGGGGAAACCGAAGGAAATTTAGGCGCAATGCCTGAAGGTCAACTTGCAATCACGTCGCCGCCTTACGCCGCGATTTCACCCGAAAAATCCAGCAAGAGCGTTGACTACGAAAAGCAATACGCAACCTATCGCTCGCAAGGCGGCGGCGCATCCTTCGAGAAATTCGTCGCAACGCAGAAATTGCACTCAGGCGGCTATGGCAATAGTGAGGGGCAGCTATCGGCAATGGAAGCGGCAGGATTCGCGGCGGCGGTGAGTAGCCCGCCGTGGGAGTCTGTCGAAGGCGCGAATGCAGGAAAAAAACATAAAGACCCTGCAGCAGTAGCAAAAAAGCGGTCAGCCGAGTATGCCAGCGGAAAACTTAAAGGCCACCAAGCGAGCGAGGCCGCTATCCTGGCGCAGTTCGAACGCGAAAACGAATACAACTACGGGAATTCAGAAGGCCAACTTGGAGTTGAGCGCGGCGAAACCTTTTGGTCAGCGTCCCGCACGATTCTCGAACAACTCTACGAAGTGCTCGCGCCCGGCTCGCACGCGGTCTTCGTCGTTAAGGCATTCGTCAGGAATAAACAAATCGTGGACTTCCCCGGACAGTGGGCGCAACTCTGTGAGGCGGTAGGATTCAAACTTCTGCACGATCATCACGCGCTTCTAACAGAGGAATACGGCGAACAGCATCGACTCGACGGCGGCTCCGACATCACCACAGTCGCTCGGAAATCTTTCTTTCGCCGCCTCGCTGAATCAAAAGGCTCTCCAAGGATCGACTTCGAAAACGTGCTCTGCTTCGAACGTCCCTTCACACCTGAAACCTAAACCGTGGGTCTTTCAAGTCGCTGCGCTGGGCGGTAATCAGGCGCATCAACTCCTGCGCTCGCGACTCTGACCGCGGGACCGTCTTGATCGCCTGCCGCGATAACCAGTCCGCCTGGGTGTTCTGCTCGCGCCGTATCCACTGCAACCGAACCTCTGGTATCTCTTTCACCAGTTTCATCGCCTCACGATAATACGGCACGTACAGCCCTCTCTTCGCTTTCCAGCGCCCTGAAAGTTGCTGAATCACCAGTTTTGAGTCGCCAAAGATGATCCCTTCTCCAATCCCTTCGGCAATGAGGAACTTCATCACGGCGATACACCCACAGTATTCACCAACGTTCGAAGAAAGTTCAGGGCCAAATCCAACGTAACCTGATTGCGAGAAAAGAGTTTTTCCTTCTGACTTCACTAAAGCGCCATAGCTTGTATGGCCTCCGGGGTTTCCTGGCTCACAGGAGCCGTCGAACCAGCATTCAACCTTGGTGATCATTCAAGCCTCCTGAGCAACGATTGGGTGGTGAGCGGAAGCGAAAGGCAGACCTTCCCCATTAGGGTTGGTTGCTGCCTCAAGCGTCTTACACAGCGTTTACAACGACAGGTCTGGAGCCGCGTTATGCTTCAAGGCGCGGGTTCTGCTTGGAGGGGTCGCCGCTCTTCAGGCACATTGAGCGACGGGGCTGCAAATCGTTTAACGTCCTATCCAAGCACGCCGGCCACATAAAAGCGTCATGGCCGCCTCTGCCGAGGATTTACCGCAAGCGCTTCCGTTCGGACGGGATACTCTCAAATTTGATTTGAAAATGATTATTCATCATCTGCATTCCTAAGATATCCAACTGGCATTATGCACAACCTTTTCAGTGGCGCAACCTTTTGTTTTATGGTAGGCTTTTTAGGTCGCGCAGACACCGGTTTCCGACCCGCCAGAGTCATCTCTGCTAAGGTATCCAACGGAACCCAACATCACGCCTCGGCCCCAAAGCCGGGGCGTTGGTGTGTCCAGACACAAAAAGAGCGCGGGAAAGCGCCCGCGCCCCTCTTGTATCAGATTGCCTTTTTCGTTTTTGTTAAGCCGTCCCGAGGTATTCCTTTCTCGTAACAAGATGGTAAAGCAGGGCGATTATGGATCGGCCTCGGCGGCGATGCAAGCGCCTATTTAGCGCAGCGGACGGTCGGGCTTGGTCGCCGCCAGGACCTTCCTCACGCCATCCCAGAAGTCGGTGATCTTATGGCTCGGCCAGGTCGCCATCTCGGCAACGCTGATTTGAACCTCAATGTTGAACCGCAGGAATCCGTCGATCGACACGATGCTCGCTCGCGGGATTTCCATTGGCGGCGTCGGTTTCTCCCCCACGGGGGACACCGAATCGGGTGCTGGAATAATATTCCGGGAATTATCCGTGGCTTCCTCCTTCTTGTAAAAACCGCATTGATAGTGATGCCCGATGGTCGGCGGATCACAATTTCGCATACAGAAGGCGTCGCGCTCAAATTCCGGCGCAATCTCCGCCATAACCGCGGCGTCGGCTTCCAGGATCGCTTCTTCTACCACTTCCGGCGCGGTGCCCAGCATCTCTTGGACTTTCGCAATGGTTTCGGCGGACGTGCGGGCGATTTTCTTTTCCCCGGGCTTGTTGTACGGTTCGCCAGCGTTCATCCGAACGTACCAGCACCGGCCGCCATGCCGCCGAGGGCGCCCACAGCCGCATACCTCCGAAGTAATAGCTTTTGAAGTATCAGGTTCCGCGGTAACAGTTTTTGAAGTATCTGAGTGCCCGTTCTGATCGGTCTTTCGTTTCAACTCAGCGCGCGCCTGATAGCAGGCTCGACAATACTGCGCTGAACCCGGAGAGCGCGGCTTGCCGCAATCCAGACACTTCGGCTGATAATCTTCGTCAATGTGCCCCAATTTCTCACCTGCTCTCACGGAAAACCGGTCAAACCCATCTGCCGTTTCCCGCTTGTCGATCTCTAGCCACTCGAACTGCAGCCGATGCAAAACTATGTCTAGGCGCCCGTAATCCAACCCCGTCTCACGGTGAAGCCCCGGCCGCGAGTCTACCCCGCGCCGAATCGCTGATAACACAATGTCCGTTTCTTCCTGCACACGTTACGCCTTGGCGTTTTTCTCGTTCTTCTTCAAGCTGCCAACGACGCCCCGCTTGGCCCGCGCCGCCTGGAACCCCATCATGGCCGGATCCAAAAATGGCGCATTTACCTTCTCTCGCGCGGATGCCAGCGCCACCAACTGCTCGCCCCGGGGAACGCCCTCCAATGCCGCTACCAACGACCGCGCCAGCCTGTCCCGCCCGCCATACAGGTTCTCCAGCCCAGGCCCAGCGCCGGCAAACTCGCCGCTATCCATCCAACTTCGCGCCACCCCTAAAGCGCTGCGCTGGTCGTACTGATTTACGCCAGCGCCTTCTACCAATGCGATAATCTCAACCGTTTTTGCCTTACTCATGCAGGTCCATCCCTTCCAATACATTCGTCGCAGCCGTGCGGATCCGTCTGATGCCCAGCCGCCTCACAATCAGAGCACCGGGTCGCGTATCTCGCCCCCGCAAATTTCTTCCCACAATGCTTACAATCCGCATTCTTCGGCAAATTCGACACGCCAACCTGAATTCCCACCACCTCTACAGGTTCTCCAAAGGTACCCGGCTCCGGCGAGGACGTTGACTCCACAGCGCCGCCAGCCGCTATACATCCCGCCTGCGCCACCCCCAGTACCCGCAGAACCGCTCGCTTCAATGCCTCCCCCGGCTCGCATTCCCATAAAACACCTAATTCTTCAGCAGCGCGTTGCGTTTCAGGGTCCTGCGCTCCACCGGTCGGCATTTCGCCAGCAGCCCGCATCCCATCATAAACCGCAACGGCCTGCTCAAGCACCTCAGTCTCCGTTACCCGCCGCCCATCCTTACTGTCTTCTTTTGCCCACCACCGAATAACCCGGAGCGTCTCTTCGGATAAGCGTCGATTGAATTGTTCCTTTGCCATAAGACCTCTTTCTCTCAAAAGGACCGGATGGCGCGGCGCTGACCTACTCACGCGTTTCAGTCTGGCTATCCACTGAACCACCCGATCCGTCTGGCACTGTATAGCAGGGCGTATAGCCGGTCAAGCGGAATCGTATAGCTAACTCCCGCTCCCCGTATATCAGCCGCGCTATACACTCCGCATCATCCCGCCCAAAATAAATCCTATATTTTTCAGCGCCCCTATGGGTCCCCTTTCCGTTTGTTCGCGCAGACGGAGAGGCGGCGGGGGTTATGATAGTGGCAGCCGAGGAAACGGGACTCCGGCGCGATCCTCAGCACGGCGACTGCCGAGCCCATAATCACATAATGGCTATTATCAGACCCAAGCCAACGAGTAAACACAACAACTTACAGCCTTAGCCCTTCGATAGCGCAGACCAGGCACAAGATATAGGGGCTAACGCACTGGACAAGGCGGCGTCTGAGCCGTTGCGCTCAGGAGAACGGGCGCGCCCGCCTTGGTCTGGCGCGACGCACAACGCGCCGCCGCCGCTCCACGTGGGAAGGGCGCAGAGGCGCAGTATGAGGGGTTAAGGGTAGGTAGTAAGTGGTGGGCGCAGGATGGATTGGTAAGGCTGGAAAGGTGGAAGAACTGGGCGCAAAGACGCAGGCGGGGATTTGCGCTGGGGTAGGGAATCTGGTCGAAGTGTGGCGCAAAAAGCAACAGTCAGTGTGGCGCGCGCACAACAGAGACAAGGGAGCGCGGTCTAAAGAAACATCGGAAAAACACCTCGGCGTGACAGCTTTGACACAAATGGGGAGTAGTCTGCGCTCGCAGTCGAGAACGAAACACTATATGGAGGTCAGGACATGAAGGCAGAAATAGACAGCAAAACGAACGAGTTGGTTATCAGGATACCGATGGGAGCGCCGCGGCCTAGTGCGTCGGGTAAGACGTTGGTAGTTGCGTCCTCGGGCGGGAACAAACAGACTGAGGCGCAGATCAATGGGAAGCCGATTGTTGTGGGCGTGAACGCGTACATTTATCGCTGATTGGTATCCGGCTGCATTCGCTGAATGTAGCCGCGTACTTCTAATCAGAGAGCGCGAGAAAGGTTGGGATTATGGAAAGATTAAACACACCTTGGGGAGTTGCCGATCAGGTTGACAGGATAGGCGACAAGGGCATTTTGCACGTTTCGACGCCTTCGCATGGCGGTCTATTCGTTCCCGCTGAATTGCTGGAGCGGATGCCGGCGGCGTTGCGGGGCTCGAATAGCTATTCAGGTTGCGGAAACTGGTTTGAAGAAGATGTCGAGTGGGCGATCCCGGTCCTCGCCTTCCCGGATGAGTTCCCGCCCGCCACCTGTCAGGCGGCTATCAGCACGGTAGCCAGTTATCGAGACGCTGCGCCAGGTAAATACTTTTCCAGCGTTGTCGCGTGGTTCAATACATCGGCCGCCTTGCCGGTGAAGCTACGGGGCGAACTATCTTGACGCCTGATAGCGATCCGGCAGCGCGTCCGTGTAATGCGTTGCCGCGTCCCTATTGGACGAGAAAGCGAGTTTTGATTTATGGCTTATCAACCTAAGACCGGAGCGCCTTGCGGCTGCAAACGCGGTATTCAGCGCGATAACTGCCCGAACTGTGAGGGCACAGGCCAGGTAATAGACTTCGCGGCAATTCGCGCGCGCACCCAAGCAAGCCGCATCAAGGGCGACCTTATGCGGCAAGGCGTCAACGTTTCGACTGACTGCATCCTTACCGCGTTAAGGCGTGGCGATTCGGAAAGCGAGATCAAGGCCAGCATGAGCGCAATATGGAGCGACATTCTCGAGCGTGAAAGCGCGTAACGCCGCCTGACCGCATCCGGCAGTCTCGCTTGCGAGTTTGCCGCGTGTCGTTTGACGCGAGAAAGCAGAGGAACTTTATGAGCGGACAGAAACAGGACAACATACTGGTATCCCGAAGTTGGGTTGAGCAAGCGCAGGTAAGGGTTAATGCCCATGATGCACTTGTCCGAGCGTTGCGTCAGTTGAACCATATGGGCGGTGATGATCGGGGCGGCTACTGCATTTGTCCGCGTCAGGATGGTAGCGCGGCTGACGATCAGCACTCTTCGGGATGCGCTGACGCCCGCGCCGCGCTCAACCTCGCAGAAGGCGAAAAGTCCCCCACTGGGGGAGAAAGTCGGTCAAAATGAGTTTGCAAGAATCAATCACGGACACTTGGATGCGCGTGTCTCGTCCCGATCAGCGATCCCTCTCAAACTGGCTGGGCTTCTATCGAAAGATGCTGCACAACCGAGGGGCCAAGGGCATTCACGAAGCCCGCCGCACTGAGGGCGGGACGTGTCTCGAATGCGGCGAAGATGGCCGCTGTCCCGGCTACCACTATCAAGGAGAGTTTGAGCAATGAGACTACGCAAAGCACACAACAATCTGAAGCGCCAGCAATGGCAGGCCATGAAGCTGCGGCTATTGGCTGCGCTGAAACAATGGGAGGCAGGGCGATGACTGACCTTAATCGCAGAGTAGCCAGGTTGACCACGGCGCGGCGCCATGAGAAGTCCAAAACCCGAGCCGTGGTACTAAGTCTCGAACCGCCGGCCTCTATTGGCGTTCGATTGGCTGGAACTCGTCAAACTTTCAGGCTTGAGGCTGAGTCAGTTTATGAGTTGGCCGTGCGCTCACATACGCAGCGCATCGAGCGCAGAGCCAAGGCAATAGCCAAGTCTGAGGGCTTAAAGATGCGCTCCGCGCTGGTGAAGGCGCGGAAAGAATTAAGCGCGGATCTTAAGCCGTGAGCAAATAAAATTGGTTTCGACATACTTTCGTGAAATTTGAGGTTTAGGATGTGCGACAGATTAGAAACCCCCCAAAGGAGCACAATTCAAAAATGGAATACACCGGAACTTATTCGCCAGAGGACAACAAGCTTCGGCTTTATGCTGTCTCGCGGCTACCAAAAGACCTGTACGATCGCGCCAAGGCTGCGGGCTTCAAGTGGGCACCAAAGCAGGAGCTATTTGTTGCTCCAATGTGGACGCCTGAGCGCGAGGACTTTTTACTTGAACTCTGCGAAGAAATTGACGACGAGGACAAGAGTCTTGTGGATCGCGCCGAAGAGAGATCCGAACGCTTCGAGGACTATAGCGAGAACCGCAAAGAGGATGCAGAACAGGCGCACAAGGCCGTGAGCGCGATTGCGGACGGTATTCCCTTCGGTCAGCCGACCCTGGTCGGCCATCACTCGGAACGCCATGCCCGCCGTGATGCCAAGCGCATCGAGAACGGTATGCGCCGCGCTGTCAAAATGTGGGAGCAGTCAGAGTATTGGATCGAACGGGCAAAGGGCGCGATCCGTCACGCGAAATATAAAGAACTGCCAGCGGTAAGAGCGCGACGAATTAAGGGGATCGAGGCCGATAAGCGCAAGCAGGAAAAGAATGTTGCTCAATTTGAACGGCAGCTTAAAGCGTGGGAGTCTATTGAGACAATCGAACAGGGGCGGCTATTCGCTGGCAGGATGGAGGGCGGGAGTTTTACTTGTGCGCGGGGCGAAGGCGGGCAGCGATGGTCAGCCTATGACGTTTTGAGGCCGGAAGGCGAACGCTACAACGCTTGCCCGGGAATGACGCTGGAAGAGGTCAAGGAATGCGCGCGCCGGGCTTATCCTCGGGGCATTGCTCGAATGCAGCGATGGATCGAGCACTACGCAAACCGTCTAGCTTACGAACGTGCGATGCTCGCGGAATCAGGCGGCATTGCCACAGACAAGAAAGGCCCGGAGAAGGGTGGCGCGGTCAAGTGCTGGTGTACGCCTGGTTATGGGCGCGGCTGGTCTTACATTCAAAAAGTCAACAAGGTTTCGGTGACGGTTTGGGATAATTGGGGCAACCCGGCAGACCTTGAAGGCGGTCGCAATTTCACCCGCAACATACCATTCGACAAACTTAAGGCGGTTATGACCGCGGAAGAGGTTCAAGCGGCGCGTGACGCTGGCGAACTCAACGAACTGCCAAGCAAGATCGGGTTCTATCTCAGTCAGCCAGTAGAAACACATGACGAAGCCAGTATGCGGGTGCATTTTGAGGCCGTGACCGCCGCTGGCGGATCTTGTGGGTGCAAAGAACATGCCGCCGCAGCCGCTAAGACACCAGAGCCGGAAGCCTACAAGCCAACGGGCAAAGACTTT